CCCCTTCATTCTCGCCGGGAGAACCTTAGTCCAATTGCACTCGTCACAGCACACTCCACCTTGCGAGAGCATGTGGCCCCATCCCACGAACTCGACCTCGCAGAGAGCGCAGGTCAGGAGTTTGCCCTTGCCGTGTAGGATGTTGAAGTCCTCCGTCTTCTCGGAGTTCTTGCGAACCAATTCAAGTTCGTAGTCATGGAACTCATCGGACATTCATTCTTCCTCCTGTGGGTCCTTCACCGAAGCAATCGTGTGTCGGGGGAATCCAGCATCAACCAAGAAGGCGTGGTCCATCAAGACCGGCGGGTCTTGGTCCGGCTCATGTAATCCCTCCAATACCGAGGGTGTGTCGAGAGTCCTCTCCGACAGATGGGCTATCGTCCCTAAACCTGAGAACCACTTGTCGAGCGTTCCCGTATTCAGACCGGTGGCCTCGCAGAGTTCGTCCATCTCAGCGTCGGCCTCGGCTCTCGCCTTGTTGATGCGGTCGAACTCGGCTTCTATCTTGGTCGCGCGAATCCTCTCGGCACTCTCACCCACCTCAACGGCGATGCCGTCTTCCTCGGCCTCTGCTCTGATGAGTTTGAGGTCGTAGGACACCTGTGAAGTGCTGCTGCCGATAGTCGCGGCAATCTCCTTCAATTGGTAGCCCAATCCTCGCATGAGGATGATGAACGCCCGGCGGTCGTCGCGGGTTAGATTCAGGTCTTGTTTGAGAGCCATCATTCGTCACCCCCGGCGTTGTTGCCGAGGTAGTCATCCACGATGTAGGGATGCCTCATCGGCAGGGTGCAGATGGAGCAGGTGTGAACCACCCCCTTTGCATCTTCATTCGTCATTACTTCTTCACTTTGGTCGTGTATAGTCATCTGATTATCACTCTCCGGTGACTACCGCCACTACCTCCCACCTATATCAACCATTCAGAGAGATGGTTTAGTGAGATTATGAAAATCAAGGTGCTGAGTGGCTATCCTCGCGTGTTCGTGGGAACATTTGCTGATACTGAGGTCCGCTCGCTCCATGCTTCCTCTCATCCCATCTGCTCAGGACAATTTGCTCGATGAGTTTGGGGTTGTTGAGCCACCATCCGAGAGTCGGTCCCTGCCCGTCAGTCCAGCCCGCACCTCCACGCGCGCGAAGGCGAGCGACTTCAGGCTCCCACCGCTTCTCAGGGTCGCCATAGGCAACCTTCCAGCGGAACTTCTCTTGGTCATACCAGCGGTAGCGACGGATGGGTTTGACGAATGCCTCTGTCGGCAATCTCCAATGCTTCCTGAACCAATCGGACTTCTTGCTCGACTTGGGTGAGAAGCAATTGGCCTTGACGACATGTAGAGAATCAACACGCCCGTCTATGCCTGTGGTCACACGCACGATTCGCACAGCGACATGACGCATGAATGCGTGCTTCGCCTGTTGCATGGGTGTGAGGAACCAAACCTCGTTGATGTAGAGAGTCAAACCCACGATGTCGTCTTCGGTGCGGATTGGCCTCGGCATATACATCCGACCCCATCACTCCCTATCAGACTGACCCCTCTTGGAGTCTGAAAAAAACAAAAATCTGACTACAACATAGTAAAAATTGGCTTCTCGTTTTCGCGGAGAGTGTGCGTGTGGATTGGAGATTAAAGATGGTGCTGGCCGAGGTTAGGGGGGGCCTCGGAAGGAACGAAAAGGAGGTCAAACGAGAGAGCGTTGAGCAACAATTACGCGGACCCCCGACAGCCTCAGACACACACACACCTTGACCCCCTGTCGTGTGTGTGTCCCACTACCTCTCTCATTGATTTAATTGTAGGTAGTAGTAGTCAGATAGAGAGAGAAGAAGGAGGTAGAAGTGAGCGTTGCGGAGCGTCACGCAAGGTTCCCACATCACAGCCATCGGCATGTTCCTCAAAACAATGATGCAGACACATTCCCAACAAGTCGGCACTTGCTCTCGACAAGTCATGGAATCCGGCAAGACCCCCGACATCATTTCGGCGGGATTGTTTTCGCACACAGACCTGCGCGCTCTCGCGTGCGTGGGCGCGCGCGCCCGCGTGAGCGACCGCACATGTTCGTGGGAACATTTGCACCAGCATCAGTTCGTCACCGGTGACGCTCCGCAACCATCACACTCGACGGTTCATTCTTCCTCTGACTCATCCGAGCCTGACTGAACGGTGGAGATTGTAGCATCGCTGACCTCGATAACATGAGGCTCACCTGCCTCCTGTTGGATGACCGCTCTGAATTGGTCGAGTGGGTCGTAGCCCACATTGACCACGACCTGTGGTTGGGACGCCGCCGCACCCGTCATCTTGTCCATCTTGTCCTGTGCGTTGTTGATGCCACCGACCATGAAGGACACGCTGTTGAGTTTGCTCACGCTGTCGGCCATCGGCTCGGCCTTTTCGATGAGTCGTTCCAGCCGGTCAATGTTCTGCTTGCGTCGCACATACGAGTCGAGTCGGAGATAGTCGGTGCTGTCGAGTTCAGCGCGAGAGATTGCGAGTGATTGCATGCCCTCCGCCGCCAATGTTCCAGCGAACATAAGCCGGGACCACCGGTCGGGAGAGGCGCGCGACTCCAAGACGGCATTCTGAGTCAGCATCCTCCGTATCTCTGACTCTGATTTTCCTTCCACCAGCAGTATCGCTACCCACCTGACCAGCGCATCATCATCAGTCACTACCAATTCTTCGTCAGTCAATTGCATCTCACCTGCATTAACCCCCGCTTGGCTCAACGGTGTTCTTGTCTGTTCCGGTCAATCCTATTCGGGCTTGAGCCATCCACGCTCCATCGCTTTGTCCGTATTCACAGACCATTCAGCGACCCTCGATGCCTTCGGTCCTCGGTTGTCCGGCCCACGCCTAACGGTGATGTCTGCTTCCTTGATGAAGTAGCCTGACTTGCATAGGATGTTGGCTAACTGTGGAGTGGTCGGGACCTGCTTGGTTCGGACGATTAGGAAGTCCATAATTTCACGACAGGTTGCCTTCCGTTCATGGCCGAGATATTCGATAGTCCATTTGAGGATTCGCGGTGAGTATTTATCTCCTGACTTTCTCCGTGCAGAACCCATTGAGAGGCCCTGCGCTCAGAGGGTTATGAGGTGACGCTCCGCAACCAGCCCATGCGAACATCAGGGAATGCGCTCAGGCGTATGCAAGGGCGTCGGGTAGGCAATCCCCCATGTCCCTACTCAGCGTGGCTCACGCAAGGGTCACTACAATAGCGACTGTTGCGCCGACATGAAAGGAAGCGTATAGCAATCCTCCCGCAAGGCGGAGTGTCCAAGCCTTTGCTGTGGCCCGTCGGCTCGCCCGTTCGTCGCAGGTAGCGCATGATGTGGTCATGTGTCTGTTCACCTCCTTTTCCATTCGTGAGTTCCAGCCTGAACCGACCCTCTGTCGAAGACATCGTTCTCGTTCATATTCGTTCAGCATTCTGATAGTGTCGTCGTTCATCTCTAACCTGCATCGGTCATCGGTCTGCCTTCGTAGGACGCAAGTGCGGCTTCGTAGGAAGACCACCAACGAATGCAAGTCCATTCGGCGTGGTCGAAAAACACCATTCTGAACCTCAGGAGTAGTCAGATAGCATTGGTATTGATAAGGGGGAAGCCCTCCCTTGCGGGTCTATGACCCGCGAGAATCAGCGAAACGCCGACGGCGCAATCGGACAATTACCGACATCAACAGACGGAATGCAAGTGCAAATGATGGGGCAAAATGGCATCGAACTTCCAAAGACTCAGCAGTATGGTGTAGCCCACAGAATAGGATGCGGCGACATCACTCGCAGAGTCGCTCGACACAACAAGACGAACTACGATAACATGACCGTTGAACAGACGACTCTCATAGGACATCCATACAACCTCGTCATGCGTTATCTTGGCGACCACATTGGCGACCTGATGTATTGGGATAAGATGACTGAAGAAGAAGCAACCCTACGAGTCGCAGGTTGTGTAAAGGTCTGCTCTTGCCTCAAGCCTCAGGGTGGCAAGAAGGCATTCATGGATTCAATCCAGCAAGTGTTCAGGGGGAACTGAAATGTCCTTCACGAACCATCGAAGCGATACCCGCGACATCACCGATTGGGATGTTGATATGAGGTGTGCAAAGAAGAACATCCACGCCGCTGACGGGCGATGCTGGAACACCGCTGCGAGGGTCATCTTGGCCTTCCCTAAGTCGGTGCGCCACGCCTTCACTTTGGTCAACGGAACCAACGACACAGGGGATGACCATTGGTGGGTTGTTGTGAACGACATCATCTGCGACATCCACTACGACATCATTGATGTGGACTACGACTCAAGCAAGTATGTGGCGAATGTCCGATACGCAGGGGATAGTGTCGCCTTCGACAGCACAGATTCGGGGTATGACCATTGTTCGACACGCTACGATGGGCGTGACTCATGGACGAGGGTGAAGATATTGGATTTGGTCAACATGGTCAGGAGGGATTGAGATGAGCGAGAAGAAGGTAGTCAGCCTCAAGACAAGAGTGCCGATTTGCCCTAACAAGGACATGGCGTGGGAGGACAGGATTCCCTTCACCAGCGCAGAGCGCACAGAGATGTGCCGGACAGGTGAGTTCGTCTGCCCCCGCTGCAAGACCTTCACCAACAAGGCCGTCAGCGGCAAGATATGGAATGTCCATCATGGCCGCTGGATTCAGGAGGCGAACTGAGATGGCCGGGTTCATGAAAGCACACAATTGGACACCATCTTCCCTGAGCCACTTGGCCCTGCTCACACAGCAGAATCCATACAGCGGTCGGGAGTGGTGTGAGGCCGAGGTAGCGGAGGGTATCAGGATAGCCAACATCACCCTCGACTCTTGGAGGTGCAAGATGCAGATTACCATCGGAGGGTTCCGGTGCATCGAGGGTGATACCTCCGACCGCGCACAATACCGGCGAGCCGAACTCCGAGGCGAACTGAGCCACATGGAGAGGCTCACAACACTCGGTCTGTGGAAGGGCGAGTGGAACGGCGGGTGGATTCTCAAGGAGAGGGGCATCCCCTTCGGTGAGTCCTACCAATTCGGGATGCCTCCAACGAGGGTCATCACTACCCTCTCTGCTCAATGGCCCGACCTCGCATCCGACCTCGCTGAGATACTTGAGAGGGTGAAGGCCCTTCGCACACGCACACGCGAGGCCATCGAGGCTGACCGGGTTGCTGAGATTATCCTGTGGAACGACGATGTAGTCGGCACAGTATGGGATTCATTCTAAGCCAATCTGAGCGACTCTAAGCGATAGGGTGCGGGTTGGCCCATCCGATTACCTCCTTCACGCCTGAGCGCGCTCCCTGACGCTCGTATAGTGACTCAGAACGCTCAGTCCTCAAACCACTCGTTGAAGCACGAACATGACTGAGCGCGGGGCGAGGCGAAATCTCACAATCTGTCGAGTGCTTCTTGGCACAGAGATGAGATTGCATTGAGCGAGGATGTGAATGAATCGGACCACCACTTTTCAGAATGAGTCACCGTCGGGAATAACTCGACTCGCTCAAGCAGATGGTGTGCTATGAGAGGTATCATGTCGTGAGCCACATGGACAGCCTCGTAGGTCCCAACCCATACCTTGTTGATGGACACCGCCGCCTTCTCATACTCCCCATTGTTGTAGTGACTTGTCGTCACTTCCATCAGGTCGAGCAAGGGGTCGTCAGGGTCGTCAGTCATTTTCTCTCACAGCCTATCCATACCAACAGGCTCGTCTGTCGGCTACAATGGTCACATCCGCAGAGGGTTGGAGTCATCATTCATTCAGGCCCCACGCCTTCTCGCACAGACCACTTGAGGCCACCTGAACCACGCATAGGATTGACCTCGCGTCTGAACAGTTTGGGGTTGCTCATCAACATGGCCGTCATCTCCCTCGTAGTCATACCGAGCCGACCGTGTGAGCGTAGGAGTTTGCCGTTCCGAAATCGCGCACCTTCGACTACCTGATTGGCGGTGGCTTTGGGGAACTTGACCAAGTAGGTGATGATGGCCTCTGCTCTTGGATGACCTCGGTCACACTTGCGCCTTCTTCCCACTCTCAATCCCTCATATTCAGTTCTTGGAATGCGATGTCTATGATGCGCTGAATATCATCCAAACTCCGACACACGATAGTCATCGCCCCGACCGCCATTGGAGTCTTCAAGTGCTTGACCGCTGAGTCGTAGAATTGACCGAACTCATCCACCAATATCTGCATCCGTTTGACCTCGCCTTTCAGATACTCTGAGTCGCCTTCTCTCTCGATATGTTCTCGGACCCAAAAGAGGTGTTCAGGGAATCGTGCGAATCGAGGTATGATAACGCGCGTCGCTTCCGATTCAGCGATGGCTTCCATCATGTCTGCATCGTGATAGTCGGAGGCATCTCCAACAGGGTCAGGTTCAGGCGGGTCCTCATCCATTACTGTGTGGTCGAACTCCCACCGTTATCAATGAAGTGGAGTCTGCGTAGTTTGTCGGGGTAGGCATGGCACTCCCAAATAAAATGATGATGACGCAGGTCGTAGCGAATCAGAATCTCGGCGCAGTAGGGACACTCCCACTCCATGCTATCAATTGCGTCGTAGGCCGGTTGAATCGTCATCGTTGTCCCATTCCGTCCACTCTGCTAAAGGCGGGGTTCCATCACGACTTGTTTGGGGTTCTTGACGATTCTCCACCATGCTACTTGCACCTGATATTATTGCCCCGGCCAAGTTCATCATGTGGTCATCACCCATCATCGCTTCTCCATCAAGGTCAGACATGACTTGGAGGATTATATCAGGACTCATTGGAATGTTGAGAGCCATCATCATCACCAGCATCTCAAACCTCTTGGAGTCATCATGCTCCGCAACGAACTCACAGTCCTCCTTCTTGTCTATGAGGATGTGACCCCACATCCCAATGATGGTGGTGTTGAAGCCACAGCCGGGACACGCCATCAACCGAGTGAGTCGCTTGACGGTGTGCCTCTCCCAACGATGCTGTCGGAATCGGCTCCACCACTTTCGGATTAGTCCCATGAGCAAATGATGTCCTCCCACCGTCTTGAATCTGAGGGTGACGCTCCGCAACCCTCTCGCACATGCACCAGCGCGCTCAGGCGAGGGAGCGTGCATACAGCGCGTCAAGGTAGTCAGGGCTGTATCGGGACTTCTAATCCACTCGATGCGCTCTATACGACCTTCCTCGGCTCGGATTCACCTATTCTTCCTCGTCCATCTCGCGCATGATGGACCGGCTCATCAGAGCGGTGATACGCGCTACTTCGCTTGCATGGTCAGTCCATACGGTCGGCTTCGGTTTAGGGTCGGGGTTGGGTTGGTCGAGAGAATCCTCTACGGTCATACGAGTGTTCCACAGAACATGCTGTCTAAGACTGTGAGCCTTGAACAAAAATTGGAGGTTAGATATTCCCGTTATGACGAATCAGAATAGTGAAGAACCCCGACATGACTGTGATGGATTCATGGGACGGAGGAATCATCTCATCAGGATGCGGATAGCGACAGTTATGTCCGACGGTCAATGGCGGTCCGCGAGAGAGATAATGAACTACTTCCTTGATGAAGGTTGGTCGTTCATCAACGCCAACCAAATCTCAACGCTGTGCCGAATCACAGATGGTATTGAACAGCGCAAGATGGGGAACTCAAAGACGGTCACATACCGACTCGCTAAACCTGACGCATTCTACGACTACATGTCGCGGAGTGGACTCAACCAAAAGCATGAGGCTCACATTGAGAAGGTCCTATCTCCAACGAGGTCCCTCGGCCCAACCAACGAGTGATGTCCTCGACCCGGATTCGATGGGCGATACCATGTGGTCGAGATAGGAGAGGAAGCATAGGATGGTTCCCTTCTTCCTAACGGCGGTCGGGTCAGGATTCTCGGTCGTGTTAAAACTGAACTCACCGCCGGTGTAATCGTCCGAGTCGGACAATTGGACGGTGATTGAAATCTTCCGATGCAGACCGTCCTCTCGATTCCAATTGATGTCGTGGTGAGTGGAGTAGTGATGACCCGCCTCGGCATACTCTGTGAATTGGAGTGGGGGTAGGTGAGTCACATCGAGATTGAACACCTCGTTGGCTCGTTGGACATACTCCCACAGGGCATCGAGTATAGGCGCGCTATCGCCTTCGGGATTCACCCATCTGATGTTGGTCTTGCGGTGGGTGTCGCCATGACCTCCGAAGGTCACAGCATCTTGCGTCGGGAGCCGTCTGCATGACTCCAACCACTCGTCGCAGACCTCAGGTGAAATGGCTTCCTCCCACATCAGCCACAGCGGGTAGGGAATCATGGGATTTGGATTCAGCCCCGACCCCGCCTCTGAAAGTAGCGCGCGTGCTTGAGTGTGATAAGATGGGTCCGCAAACATGGAACGCTCATCCCACTCTTGATGCTCAGTCAGGGCGACCACTTCTGCAAGCCACTCAGGGTCATCGAGCGAGAGTGCTGATTGTAGAGCATAGAAGGCTGTGTCTGCGCGTTCGGGAGTGGTGGATAGAGCATTGGCCCAATCGGCCTTCGACTCGCTTAGAATCGCTATTTCGCGCAGAGCGAATCCGACCTCCTGATAGTAGCCTCCCATCGTGACTCGCTGACGATAGTAGGCAAGTGCTTGGAGTGGTTCATCCGCATCCCTGTATGCCTTTGCTATGTAGAAGACATACCGAGTTCTGAGTCCCTCGTCTTCCTCGGTCTTGAGAGCCTCAAGCATGGCCTCTGCATCTGCGAGGTAGGTCGCCGCCTCGCGTGGACGCGCGCCGCTGTCCCGATGATGGACGACACGCAGGTCATCCCATGAGATAGTCTTCGATACCCACAGCCCCTCATGCCTCACTCCTTTGTAGTGGGCTGTCGGTCTGAACACCCATGCACGATAGCAGACCCTCCACCCGTCATCGTTGGTGATTGGGATGGACACTCCCTCGATGTCCGAGGGCAGAGTGGCGAGGTCAGGGAGTTCACCTTCCATCGTCGTGTCGGCATCCAATCTGATAATCCAATCGCATCCTCTCTCATCGAGATTCCTGATGCACCTGTTGAGCGACTCTGCGGGTCCCAACCATTCGTCATGGAAGAACGAACCAGCGAGAGGTCCGAGGTGCTTGGTCGCCACAGCCTCGGTGTCGTCTGTGGTTCCCGACAGGTCGAAGCAAAACTCGTCCACGAAGTCAATCACGCTGTCTATCGCGCGCCCGATATTTTTTCTCTCGTTCTTGGCTATCACGGCGAGGCCGACCTTCAATCGGTCGAACACCATGAGCGAGTCCTTGAACCACCACACATTATCCTCCGTGACGCTCCGCAACGAGTTCGTCGGTTCGGGCTTGAAGACGAACCCACGCTTCCCCATTTCGTTGATGATGTAGTCATTGGGTCGTTCGTTGATATGTCCCTTGCCTCCTTGATTCGGAATGGCCCACGATAGGATGAGCCGACGCTTGGTGTTGGCGGCGAGATTGTCGAGGAAGGTCTGCTCGCATTCAAGAGGGATATGCTCACCCACCTCAAGACAGATGACGCTCGACTGAGCAGAGGTGGTGAATGGCTGAGATAGGTCGAGTTCCTCAATGCCTCGGAAGACTCCTATCGAGTCGAGGTCGGGTGTGCCGTCGAAGGCTCTGACCTTCCACCCCGCCTGTTGGAGCGCGAGTGCATAGTAGCCCATCCCACATCCCAAATCCACGACAGGTTGAGCAACGGGGAGATGTTGAGTTAGTGCTTCCGCGAGGGCGGGGCTGTGTAGGTGACTCGACCGCGCTTCTTCCAATGTCCAAACTCCGTTCGCCTCAGGCATGAATCGGGCTGATGTCGGAGCATGATAAGACGGCGTATGAACGCATTTTCAAACGCCTTATCACGCCGTCGAGCCTCGACGATGAATGTTCTGTGGGAATTATCGTTGATTCCGGGCTAAAATCGGTGTTCTGTGGAACATTGGCCTCGCGGGCGTGGGCGCACGCGCGAGGGCGCGCGAGGGATTGGTCAATCCATCCATGCTGGTTTGCCGGGTAGAAGACAGTCAGAAGCCAGCCCTGTTGCTGTTGAATCAGGAAGATTCCGAAGTGCCTCACGGTAGGTTGTGAGTTCCTCCTGTTGGTGCGCCGTCAGAGATGCGTATCGGTCTGCGAGCATCCATAGGTCTGAGTCCATCAGCCACGAATCTCGCAGACCTCGGATGTCGTTCCAAGACATGTTGAACTCGATGACCTCATTCGGCTCTCCATTCTTCTGTATCGTTATGCTGTGTTTCGCTGGTATCGCCATCTTCTATTCTCCCTATGCGTATTCGTATCTGATAACCGGAATGTAGCCCGGACCTGAGCCGGTCCAATTTTTACTCGTTGCGTATGCGGACGACATCGCCTGACCGTTATCGTAAATCATGTGCCAGCCGTTGCCCCATGTTCCGACGAGTGGCATTTGGAATTGAGTCCATGCGTTGTTATTGACCTGATATTGCCTCACATTCCGCGAGGTTCCCTGCCAATAAATCGCCATCCAATACCAAGTATCTGCGGCAAGTGTCGGAGCATTGTCTTCATCACCGTTGATGTCGCGCCATGTGGAGTTAGTGAGTAGGGTTCCACCGAGAGTGTCCATATTGGTGAAATCAACACGCCCCAAGAAGTTCTTCGGGTAGCCGCCCTTTGCGCTGGCCCCGGTATCGGTTGTTGCGTATGAGTCATATATTCCGATTTTCATCGGATTATCCCCTGCCGATGAGGCACTCTCGATGGCTATACCGAATGACCTCATTGTGCCTCCACGATAGGAGAACATCGGAACGAACCATGTGCTTCCTGACGCCATCGCAGACGACAATGCACGGTTGCTTGATTTGCCTACAATGTGAGGATTCACCTCATAAAACTTGAACGAAGAATGACCCAATCCCCATTCGGTGAATAGCATTGGAGGACCGCCTCCGCCTCCGGCATCGGCCCATGCTGACTGAGTTCCCGTAGATGGGTAGGTGATGACCTGTCCATCGGTCCCTGCGGCGAGAGGCAAGTTCCAAGTATTGCCGAGGGTGACTACATCGCTGACTTTGAGTTCGGTTCCACCATCACCAGCGGTCAGATTTTCGGTCGTGAGCGCGGCAAGGGTGCTGAGTTCGTTCTTCCCTACCCCTCCGACAGTAATGCCGGTATCGTCAATGACTGTCCCTGCGGAATCATAGAAGGCTAATTTGTCTGCCGCACCTGAATTGACTGTGCCGGGGCCGGTCGGTCCGGTGGGACCTGTATTGCCTGTCGGGCCTTGACTTCCGGTTGCTCCGGTCGGTCCCTGCGGCCCGGTTGGGCCGGGGTTGCCCTGAATGCCCTGAGGGCCTGTTGCTCCGATGGCTCCGGTGGCCCCTACACCTCCGGTTGCTCCGGTGGGACCTGAACCTCCCGCATCGCCTGAGCGTGAGAATTGGATTACAATATCCACACCAGCCGACCAACCCACAGTCGAACCATTGTTCGATGTCTGCATCGTCAAGTCAATCTCAAACCAGCCTGTTCTGTCGGTGACGGCTGAGATGAGGAAGGTTCCGAAAGTGTCGTCGGTTGCGTCCTGTGCCTGTATGGTGAGGATGGCCTTCTTGGTGCTGGTTGAGTCGTCCCATGTCTTGAAAAAATTACTTTGGTCTGTGCCGTCTTGGTCGGAGTCATCTATCGCCATCTTCGTGACTGACGCGGTGAACCCGCTGTTCAATCGGAAGTAGGATGCAGAGGGGTCGCCTATCGTGGAACTGTTGCTGTATTGGTAGCGCATCCCACCACGAAGACCTTGACTTCCGGTCGGACCGGTCGGCCCTGTCGCGCCTGTGGCTCCGGTAGGCCCGGTATCGCCTGTGGCTCCGGTTGCTCCTGTGGCTCCGGTGGCTCCGGTTGGCCCTGCACCGCCTGTCGGCCCTGTGGCTCCGGTTGCACCTGTATTTCCTATCGGCCCGGTTCCTCCGGTTGCTCCGGTTGCACCTGTCGGCCCTGCATTCCCTGTCGGCCCTGCATTCCCTGTCGCGCCTGTGGCTCCGGTGGGTCCGGTGGGTCCGAGATTACCCTGACTTCCGGTTGCTCCGGTATCACCTGTATCTCCTTTTGCTCCGGTCGCTCCGGTGGCCCCGGTTGTCCCATCATTACCAGCCGCCGAGAAGGACAATTGGATATACTCGTTCGATGATGGAATGCTTCCCGATAGTGGAGTCGCGCCCATCTTGAACCATGAGCCTTCATCGCTGACGGAAGTAATTTTGAAAGTGCAGAAGGTCATGTCGGAGTTTGCGCGTGAGGTGACGACGAGATGACCGAAATTATCGGTATCATCCCACGAAGCGAGCCATGCTGTGAGGTCTTGCGGTGAGGGGTAGGTAGTGTCTTCATTCACCATCACATACTCGATGCTTCCGAAGGTTCCACTACTGAACTTCACAAACCCTACACCGGGGTCGCCAACCGAGGTGTTGGTTGAGAATCGCTTTGGGATTCCGCCACGCCAGCCGGAGTCACCCTGAGGGCCTGTTGGTCCGCCGGTCCCGGTATTTCCGGTTGCCCCGGTATCTCCCGTATCTCCTTTGTCGCCGGTTGCTCCCGTCGCTCCGGTAGCCCCGGTATTTCCGGTTAGTCCTGTGGCTCCGGTTGGTCCTGTGGCTCCCTGCACTCCCTGAGGCCCGGTCACTCCCTGCGTTCCCTGAGGGCCTGTTGCCCCGGTCACTCCGACCGCGCCGGTCGCTCCTGTCGCTCCAATCGACCCGGTGGCTCCGACATCGCCGGTATCACCCTTGCCGCCTACATCGCCTTGACTCCCCTTGTCGCCAATCATCTGCACCCATATCAGACACTCATCTCCTGATGTGGGAGTGGTGTTGGTGAAGGTCGGAGATATGGTCAAATCGTAGCCCACATTGGAACCTGTCGTCATGTCTGCAATAGCCGTGACTTTGAACATCGCACCCTCGTTGGCAGGGTCAGGAATACCGGAGTCAGTTCCGACGATTCGGATGAACCCGTTGTTGGTGCTGGTGACGGCTTGGAATCTTTCAAAATAATCGGTCCAAGCGTCTGAGTTCTTGTCGAGTCTGTTGATGTAAATATGAGTCGCTGATGACCATGTGGCGTGGTTCAGTTTGAAGTAGCCTGTCGAGGGGATTGATGCCCCTGTCGCGCCCCCGAATCTCCATGTCCCACCATCGGTTCCGCCAACAGGTCCATCCGGCCCCGTCGGGCCTGTGCCACCTGTGCCGCCTGTGTCGCCTGTGGGTCCGGTCGGACCTATGCCGCCGGTGTCGCCGGTATCACCCTTCACTCCCTGAGAACCTGTGGCTCCGGTCGCTCCGGTCGGACCTATACCACCTGTGTCGCCGGTATCACCTTTCACTCCTTGAGAACCGGTCGCCCCGGTCGCTCCGGTGGGTCCGGTATCACCTGTGTCGCCCTTCACTCCCTGAGGGCCTGTGCCTCCGGTGGCTCCGGTAGGCCCGGTTGCGCCCGTCACTCCCTGTATGCCCTGAGGGCCTGTGCTTCCGGTGGCTCCGGTAGGCCCGGTATTCCCGGTATCTCCGGTTCCTCCCTGTATGCCCTGAGGACCTGTCGCCCCGGTATTGCCTGTGGCTCCGGTCGGGCCTGTCGCCCCGGTATTGCCTGTTAGACCGATGTCGCCGGTGTCGCCTTTGTCGCCCGGATTCCCTATCGGCCCGGTCGGCCCCATCGGGCCTGTCGCTCCGGTATCACCCTTGTCGCCTGTCCGAGCGAATGTGACCATCACATCCTCGCCATCCGAGAACGGTGAGGTTGCAGATGAGTCAATAGGTGAAATCGTGATGGCAAAATAGCCGGTGTTTTCGGTCAGAGATGAGATGGTCCAAATTACAAATTGAGATGAGTCGAGCAGGTTGGAAATCTTCACATGACCCTTGATGGTTGAAGTCGAATCGTCAATGGTTCGCATGAACGATTGGATGTCGGTTCCATCCAAGTCTGAGTCGTCAATGTAGATGGCCGTCGCGGTGTCCTGAATGGTCTGATTCACTCTGACTCGACCAGCACCGGGGTCGCTGTTGCCTGTGCTGGTGGAGAAGTCGTATTTGAACGAGGCTCCACCGAAGTTCCCATCCGGTCCTGTGGGTCCGGTCGAACCGGTATCGCCGGTATCTCCTGTGTCGCCCTTCACTCCCTGAGGGCCTGTGGCTCCGGTTGGTCCGGTTGCCCCGGTTGCTCCGGTATTACCTGTCGGACCTATTCCTCCGGTTGGACCGGTATCACCTGTGACTCCCTGAATGCCCTGAGGGCCTGTTGCTCCGGTGGCTCCGGTGGCTCCGGTTGGACCGGTATCACCTGTGACTCCCTGAATGCCCTGAGGGCCTGTTGCTCCGGTATCGCCTGTGGGTCCGGTTGCGCCTGTGGCTCCGGTTGCGCCTGTGGCTCCGACAGGCCCGGTCGCGCCGGTGGCTCCTGTCGGACCTATTCCTCCGGTTGCTCCGGTTGCACCTCTATCTCCCTGAGGACCGGTTGCTCCGGTGACTCCCTGAGGTCCGGTAGCCCCGGTATCTCCGGTATCGCCTTTCGCACCATCAGGCCCGGTCGCTCCTTGCACTCCGGTAGTTCCCTTGTCGCCTGTGCGCGAGAAGGCAAGCACACACGCTTCCTCATCGCTGAATGGGACTCCTGATGAGGACGCGCTGATAGGGTCCACATGAATCTTGAAATAGCCTGTCGCTTCGGTCACGCTGGTCACTTGGAAGTTCGACATTGAAGTGTCTGTTCCGGTCCTCGACATGATGACGAGAGAAGCCTCGACAGTCGAGGTCGAATCGTCCCATGTGCGATACCATGCTTGCTGGTCATTCCCATCACTATCAGAGTCGTCAATGAAGACTCGCGTGATGTTGGAAAATGTCCCATTATTGAATCTGATAACACCGGCTCCGGGGTCGCTGTCGGTAGTGGTCACATCGAACTCGTATGGAGTCCCTCCACGATAGCCGAGAATACCCTGAATGCCCTGTGGCCCTGTTGCTCCGGTCGCTCCGGTTGCACCTGTATCTCCGGTGTCGCCCGTATCACCCTGAGGCCCTGTCGCTCCGGTTGCTCCCGTCGCTCCGGTAGCCCCGGTATTGCCTGTCGGCCCGGTGTCGCCGGTCACACCCTGAATGCCCTGAATACCCTGAATGCCCTGTGACCCTGTTGCTCCGGTTGCACCCGTATCTCCGGTGGCTCCTGTCGGTCCGGTGTCGCCGGTTGCTCCCGTCGCTCCGGTAGCCCCGGTCGCTCCTGTTGCTCCGACGGTTCCCTCGTCGCCCGTTCGGACGAATTGTATGGTGAGTTCTGTGTCGTTGATGAATGGTGGATTGCCCCCCGCACTCGATATGGGAGTCACATCAATCTTGAAGTAGCCCGATGCCTCGGTGAGTCCCGTCACTTGGAGGATTGCATGGTCGCCCCCAAGACCGCTTGATTCTTGGATGACGAGCGTTCCTTTGACGGTGCTATCTGAGTCATCCCATGTCCTAATCCAAGCCTGAATATCCTGACCGTAATCGTCACCGTCATCAATGAAGATTTGTGTGACCGATGAGAAGGTGGCGTGGTTGAATCTGATGGTTCCTGTGCCGGGGTCTGAGTCGGTGGTTGATGTTGAAAAATTATTTCGCCCACCCCCTCTCTGTCCGGCTGAACCGGTCGGTCCACTCGGCCCGGTCGCCCCGGTATCGCCTGTCGCTCCGGTTCCGCCTGTGGCCCCGGTTGCTCCGGTCGGCCCGGTATCACCCTGCACTCCCTGAATGCCCTGCGCTCCGGTGGCTCCGGTGGGTCCGGTGGGTCCGAGATTGCCCTGAGGCCCTGTCGCGCCTGTGGCTCCGGTGGCTCCGGTGGCTCCGGTATCTCCCTGAGGTCCGGTGGCTCCGGTATCGCCTGTGACCCCCACATCGCCATCATCACCGGTGCGTGAGAACGCTACAACGGCGACTTCAGTATCGGAGAATGGAACACCTGTGGTTGATGCGCTGATGGGAGTCACAGCCACCTTGAAGTAGCCTGTCGCCTCGGTGACTCCGGTCACTTGGAAGTTCGCCAAAGAACCATCTGTCCCGTCCCTCGATTGGAAGACAAGGGAACCCTCCACCGTCGAGGTCGAATCGTCCCATGACCGATACCACGCTTGCTGGTCGTTAGCCGAGGCATCCAAGTCGTCAATGAATATCTGAGTGATGTTGGCAAAGGTCGCGCTGGAAAACCTGACCTTCCCTGCTCCGGGGTCGCCATCGCTGGTGGCTGTGCTGAATGTGTAGTGAGTTCCACCACGCCTCGATTCTCCCTGAGGTCCGGTATCTCCCTGAGGTCCGGTGGCTCCGGTTGGTCCTGTGTCGCCCTGAGGTCCGGTATCTCCCTGAGGTCCGGTTGCTCCGGTTGGTCCGGTTGCTCCGGTGGGTCCGGTATCTCCGGTGTCGCCGGTCACACCCTGAATGCCCTGAGGTCCGGTAGCCCCGGTTGCTCCCTGAGGCCCGGTGGCTCCGACATCACCGGTGGCTCCGACAGGCCCGGTCGGCCCGGTTCCTCCGGTCGGCCCGGTTGCTCCGATGACTCCCTGAATACCCTGAGGCCCGGTATCACCTGTGTTGCCCTGAGAGCCGGACGGCCCGGTGGCCCCGGTCACGCCCTTGTCGCCTGTTCGTGAGAAGAAGATGTTGAGTTTTTCAGCATCGCTGAACGAAGTCGTAGTCAATCCTGAATTGCTGACTCCGAGAGTCTTGATGGAGCCGTTGGTCGAGAGAGATGTAATTTTGAACACGGCTGTTTTGGTCGAAGATAGAATGGTGATGTAGCCACGCGGGTCTGTGGTCGTGGAGTCGGCCCAAGTGTTGATGAATGCCTGTTGAGATGTTCCGTCATCATCGGTGTCGTGAATGAAGACTTGAGTCACACCGGAGAGTGGTGGCGCGTCGTTGAATCTGACCTCGCCTGAACCTAATCCTGATGCTGTGGTAGTGTCGTCGAACTCGTAGGGAATCCCACCGTCAAATCCCTGAGGCCCGGTGACGCCGGTGTCGCCCGTATCACCCTGAGGCCCGGTTGGGCCTGTGCCTCCGGTGGCTCCGATTGGGCCTGTTGCTCCGGTGGCTCCGGTGGCTCCGGTTGGACCGGTATCGCCGGTATCTCCCTTCACTCCCTGTGCGCCGGTAGGCCCGGTCGCCCCGGTGACTCCCTGAGGTCCGGTATCTCCCTGAGGCCCGGTGACTCCCTGAATACCCTGAGGCCCGGTCACTCCCTGTGCGCCGGTAGGCCCGGTATCTCCCTGAGAACCGGTGGCTCCTGTGGCTCCGACAGGCCCGGTCGCTCCGGTTCCGCCTGTGGCTCCGGTATCTCCCTGAGGCCCGTCGGGTCCGGTTGCTCCCGTCGCTCCGGTTGCTCCCGTCGCTCCGGTCAATCCGGTCGGTCCTGTGGCTCCGGTGACTCCCTGAATACCCTGAGGCCCGGTGGCTCCGGTTGCCCCTTGAATGCCCTGCGTTCCGGTCGCTCCGGTGTCGCCCTTGTCGCCTGTGCGCGCGAAGGTGAGCGCGACATCCTCACCGTCTGAGAACGGAGATGCCGCTGACGAATCTATCCCTGCAACGGTGATGTCGAACCACGATGCTTCCTCACTCACCGCGCTGATGGTATAGAGGATGAATTGGGAAGCGTCGGTGTAGTTAGTGACCTTCACATGACCCTTGATAGTCGAGGTGGAATCATCAATGGTTCTCATGTAGGATTGGATGTCCGTCCCGTCGAGGTCGGCATCGCTCACATAGAGGTGGGTGGAAGTATTCTGAGTCGTGCTTGAGAACTTGTAGCGACCGCTTCCGGGGTTCGTATTGGAGGTGTCTGTGAGGTTGGTGTCGAACTTAAACGAGGCTCCCCCGAACACACCAGCGGGACCGGTATCTCCGGTATCACCTGTGTCGCCTTTCACCCCTTGAGGACCGGTTGCTCCGGTGACTCCCTGAGGTCCGGTATCGCCCTGACTTCCCTGAGGTCCGGTATCGCCTGTGTCGCCTGTGTCGCCTTTCACTCCCTGAGGCCCGGTTGCTCCGGTAGTTCCCTGCGCTCCGGTCGGCCCGGTATCGCCTGTTGCCCCGGTATCGCCTGTCGGGCCTGTCGCCCCGGTATTGCCTATCGGCCCGGTCGCGCCGGTGACTCCCTGAATGCCCTGAATGCCCTGAGGTCCGGTGACTCCCTGAAGCCCGGTGTCGCCCTGACTTCCCTGAGGTCCGGTTGCTCCGGTTGCTCCTGTGGCTCCGGTTGCTCCGGTTGCTCCGGTTGCTCCGGTATCACCTTGCGGCCCCTGTGGTCCGGTAGCCCCTGTCGAGCCTGTCGGACCTGTTCCCGCTTGAGCAACCCACCAAGTATTCGTGCCTGTCTTCCACAGGGTTCCCTGCTCACCTCCTGACGCTGACGCGCTGGCTGGATTCACCGTGACTCCGACGGCTCCCGCAAACGATACGGAACCTGTTCCGAGGATGACGAATGGAATCTTGGTTTTGCTCACATGGAATCCGACAGAAGCATTGGTCGGGAGAGTGATGGTTGATACCGTGTCGGCTGTGATGTGGAGGACAATCCCCTCATCCCCTCTGACGAGCGTGTAGTCTGATGCGACATTTCTCACAGGTCGCGCATCGAGAGCCTTCCCACCGACAGCCACACCATCTCCGGTGAAGATGCCGCCGGTGGTAGTGTCCTTGACTATCTGCTCGTTGTCGAGAGTGACGGACAGCCTCTCAGCCTCGGTCCCAAAAATGATGTTCTCATTGTCTGTAATGGGGGGCATAGCCTGACCTCAACCAATAGTCTGACGATTGGCGGGTTTTCACGGTGTCGGGAACCTCGCGCTCGCGCCCTGCGTGCGTGGGCGGGCATCCGCTCGGACATGCGCCTACGCGCGCGCGCGCACGCGGGGGCGCACCTGCGCCCGCGAGGGACGGGCATGTTCCACAGAACATTTTGTTGAAATCCCACCGTTATCAGGCCGATGTTAGGAAGCGAAATCACTCGCCCCAAACTTCCCACGATTCACCATTGGGAGGGTAGAACTGAACTATCCACGAATCCTCGATGTGAATGGTCTTCGGCAAAGTCGGAGATACCATCTGCTCGATGAATGCAACAGGGTCGGCACAGCCATTCCCTGCTACCGTGAATTGCCTCCCGCCAGCGTTCATCACCCACCTGTCTTCATGCTCAACGAGATGAGCAAGGAGTTCCATATTCAAGCCGTATGCGAATAGATGGGTCGCGGCTCCAATTGCTCTGACCCAAGTGAGCATCATCCCCACCTGCGTCTGAGGGATTTTGAGAAGTCAATGATGTCGCTCATCTCGATGTCGTTTTCAATGCTGTCCTCGTTCAATAGATGGGTGTGCATCTGCTCAATCATAGCGAGAGGGTTGTAGCGACAACCTGCTCCTACTCTGACCTTCCCAAATCCTCCATGACGAATGAAGATGAAATCCCAATGGGTTCCACCCGTAGTGACCTTGATGAGTTCGTCACCGTGAATGTCGTGGCCGACCATCTCCTTCCCTGCCGTTGTCCAAACGATGCTGTAATCCATCATGGTGTCCATTGGATTGTTGAGGGACTCTTGAGGCTATTCACCATTCTGTGAGATTCGATGGGTAGGAGGCGGCGTTGAACAGCCCCATACACCCTCCCTACGGCGTGATAGAGCGCGTCTATGCCCTCCGAGGCCCCCATACAGCCCAAATACCCTCGACGCGCTCTACGGGCGTTTATTCTGAATCGGGGTTCTTGGCCTGATTCTGCTTCTTCCGAGTGACCCCTACGGCTTGCTCGGCTTCGGCAAGTGTGACGCCCTTGATTGGGAGGTAGCCCTTGCGGAATCTCCTGACTCCATGTCGGCTCATTCCGTTCCGATTGAGGAACTGAGTTTCGATGATGCCGGGATATTCCCGTATCATCTGATTGAGTAGATACGCCATTTGCTTCGGGGTCTTCATCATCCTCGCTGGAACTTGTGGGTTGTTATTCACTCGGTCGGCTACGGCAGCAGAGGGAAGGGAGTCATTCATAGTGCTGGAAAATAGCGAACCGAGGATGGCCTTCTTGAGTGGCTTCGGGATTCGTTTCGGCGGCATGGACTTCCAATCGGAAGTTCCACAGTCCTTGATGATTATGGTTATTGAGAACGGGCCGGTAGCGATTTGGGAATGTCTGCACCCATGACGAGGTGAGGGAAGTGAACGGAGTCCTCGCTACAATGAGGACACTTGCCGACGATGGCGGTGTTCCCGATGTCGGCCTTGATTTCGACCTTCCCGTTGCAGGTCGAGCAACGCACGACATCGTGAAGCCTGACCTTCTTCCTCCCTGCGAGATTGAGGGTTTTCCTCCCTCGGTTATCCTTCCATGTCGGAACCCACTTCTTTCTCATATTCCTCGCATCCATTTTGACTTGAGTTTCATCAACAGTATGAGTGGTGACGACTCGCTCAGAGGCGACAGCCATGTGCATCAATTCCGGCGGTGAGAAGTAGTGCTTGGTGAGGGTCCTGTCGGGGAGGTTGATGACCCTATCACGAATACCGACGAGGACGGTGTTCGTCCTATGTGTCCCGTTGGGCTTCATCACATCATAGACTCCGTTCTCTCCATGCACAGCGGTCAGAATCTCGACCGCGTGTGAGCCTGATGGAATAGCATGGGTCCCGACGACTATCCAATCTCCGAAGGTCAAGTCATCTCGGCCCCCTACCATATTCACCGGGATGCAGAATAGCGGGAGGCTCTGACCATACGCTTCTCCACCGAACCCATCCGGCTCCATAGCGGGGCTGATGAACTCACCCATCGAAGACGCGAGGTAGGCGGTCGCTCCGGTTCCGTCGGCGGACTTCTCGACATGGACTATCCTCATCATCTCGTAGATGTGCATGAGTGCGCCAACCGTGGATATGTGAGGGCGAGGATGGACATTGGCCTTCTGTATATCCGCCCTCCCACCTCGGTCGGGAGAGGCGAGGATTTGCATCATTCGACTCGTCATAGCAACCTCTCTGAATGCTTGCTGAGTGCAACGCCAAGTTCCCGTCCTTGATAGGTGCATTGGGGAGCGTTCCATTAGGTTGTGAGTTTCCTTAGCACAGTAGTTCGCCAATTGCCTCTCGGCCTCGTAGTCAGCAGGGAATCCAAACCTCGCTTTTTTGGTGTTGCGGTCCGTAGTTAGGACTACGACCTTGCCGTCCTCACCGAACGAGATGTCGGAGTTCCAATTCCCTTCCGGCGACCATATTTTATCACCACCCGTTTCAATCGAGATGTCGTTGAACAGGACACCCTGATGATGTGCGACATTGAGTTTGATTCTATCCGGCCATGACCCTCCGCTGGACGGACCGAGTTTAGGGAGATTATCAACAAGCGCGGAGGCGTGTCGTTGGATGTGTCCAATCATCTCCTGTCGGTTCCCAATTCCTGAGGGGGTATCGCCCAATCGCGCGAGCCATGCGCGGAAGTCAGCGGCGTTGTGAAGCGCGTCGGAGCAAGAGATGTAGCGGAGTTCCGGCCTCACATACGCACCTTCGCGCCCCTGCGAAAGCGGCTCCGTCTGAGCCATGTTATTCTGCCCTTCCCCGTCGTGGTCCGACCATCCCCATACGAACGCAGACCCACCACCCGGCTCGATTCTGTGAGGTATAGAATGTCCGAGTTCGTAGTCACGGTCCTCAAGCGTGACGAGCGATTGGGAACTGAAATTGGTTCCAGCGAACCTGCTGAACTTGTCTAACCCGTCAGTAATGATGGAGGTGCAGCCGTCATTGTGAAGGTCTGCAAGACTGAGTGGAAAATCTTCAGTATTATTCTGATGACGACTACGATGCTTCCCGTCATTCACCCACCATCCCATCCGAGGCGGGTCGGCTCTACTCATGGTCTATCTCTCACAGACGAAGTTCTTGGTGTTTCTGAACCAATAGAGGGGCCATAGAGGCCGTTGAATGGGTTAGAGGCCCCGATGGGAGATTGACGCGCTCCCTGCGCGCTCCCTGCGCTCGCTCTCGCGGGTGTGTCCGTGTGTGTGAGCGAGAGCGCGGTCATGCACGCCCCGCGAGGGGAGGATTCCATCCTCAACCATTCCTCGACGGGATGACCTTCTTGAGTGCGCGGCGGAGGATTGGGATTGCCTGTTCAGCGAACCTGCTGGTGTCCGTGACCTTCGCGCTGTTCTCGTAGAACTCGGAGGTGTCGTAGCCACCGATGCCGATGGAGAAGACGCCCACTCCCTTCGGAGCGTTCTTGACCACAGAGATGAGGTGTGCCTCGTCGTCCATTCCCGGTGGCGAGGCTCCCGCAGGGCGACCGTCGGAGATGACGACGAGCATCCTATTGCCGGGGAACTGTGCCAGCCTGTCCAAGCACCACTCGACCGCATAGCCGTCGGCGTTGCTTCCACCTGCTGTCGGCATGGCGATGGTAGCCTTGCTCTGAGAGGTGAGTTTGGTGGTCATTGGCTTGCGGACTCTCATGGTCGTTCCGTGACTTGAGGCGAAGTCGCAAATCTCGTAATTGAACCTCAGGCCGTTGAAGACCTCGGACATCACAGTAGCGGCCTCTGCCGCGCACTTGGCGAGCGTCTTGTTGGAACCACCTGCGCCTCCCGCCATCGAGCCGGATGAGTCAATCAGAATGATGGCGTTCATGGTGGGGTCCTTCGGGTCAATCTTCTGAGCGAAGATGCGGCGGGTGTCGTATTGACCCTTGAGTGCCGAGGTGGTCTTGAATGCCTGTCGTGCATTGACGCGCCCACTCGTCTGCTCAGTCAGCATTCGTGGGTCGCTACCCTTGATGCGGCGGGTAATCTCCTTCGTGATGCGGCGGATGTTGCCTCGGTTCTCCCTTGCTATTCGGTCGTATTCCTCGGCATGTTCGGTCGCATCCATCTCGTCGTGGTAGCGGTCGGTGATACCTCTGACGCTGGCCGTCACGCTGACGGTGTGGTAGCCGTCGTTGGACTCAAAGCAGCCCTCGTTAGCGTCCTCGATAATTCCTGATACCTCTGACTCAAGGCCAGCCTCGTCATCGAAGGCTTCTACCATGTCGTTCTCAAGGTCTGCCCCTGCTGTATCAAGGAGGGACGCCCAAGTTTCGGTGAAGCCGCTGTCGTCAGAGGTGAAGCCGCCGTAGCCGCCACCGTGACCAGCGTCCTCGTCGCCGTCCAATCCTGTGCCGTCGGTGTAGCCTGAGTCGGACTTCTCGTCGCCGCTGTTGTCGCGGCCTTGCTCAAATGACTTCTGACCTGCGCCATCGCCATCGCCCTGACCATCGCCATCGCCATCTCCATCGCAATCGCCTGAGCCATCGCCCTGACCATCGCCCTCTCCTGAGCCATCGCCATCGCCGTCTGAATCTCCATCGCCCTCGCCTTCGCCTGAGCCTGAACCATCCTCGCCATCCTCGCCTGAGCCATCGCAATCGCCTGAGCCATCGCCCTGACCATCGCCATCACAGTCGGACTCCTTTGGTTCCTTCATGTCGTTGAACCTCGTTCGGCTGACTTGCTTGGGCTTGCGACCCTGACGCCTCTGCTCCTGAGCCGACTCCTGAACATCGCTCATCTCGTCACCCTCGATGCCCTCGACATCTCCCATCTCAGGGTCTTCCTCAGAGTCGTCATCGAACGCCTCTCGGAATGCCTTGAGAAGTTTCTTGGCTTGGACGACAATGGTGGCTGTCGAGGATTGCTTGACCCCACTCATCAGGAGGGTCCTGTTCTCATCCATGAACTCGATAATCTCAGACCGCCCTGACCAATGTGGTTTGTGAGCGATAGCCTCGGTCATCATCGCCACGAATGCCTGTTGCTTGAGTGGCGATTTATCGGTGACTTCCTTTTTGTGCTTCTCCATGAAAACTTCGTGAGTGAAGTCGAGCCTCTTGCCCGACCCCTTGAAGTCCTGACCGAGTAGGTGGTTGATGCGAGCGTCCTCCAAGAGATTGACGAACTGATGTAGCATGGAGTCAGCCTTCCCCTCCTTGATGGCCTTGACGACTTGGTTGTCCCACACAGCGAAGTCGGTGTATCGCATGTGACCTGCAACCTCATGGGCCAAGATGGCTTCTTGCATAATCTCGTTCGTCCTCTCGTCGTCGTGCATCGTCCTCGGAATCCAAATGCTCTTGCCGTCTGTGCAAGCCTTGTCCTCATCGTTCAGGATGATGCGCTTCACGGCGGAACCCTTCCCTTGAAGTTCGCCGGACATCAGTCGGGCTTCTCGGAAAAATCTGCGAGTCTTCGCTCTGTCGAGGAAAGCGGTTGCTGGTCGGCGGCTAAACATATTCGGGGCTGTCGTCGTGGTCGTCATCACCCCTACGGGGTCATTAGGTTCCTTATGAACGGTTGTATTCAGTTTGGTTGGATAGTCAGGTTCGTAGGGGGTGGAGTAGATGTGGCGGAATCGTTGATTCCAACCTGATTGGGGTGATTTTCCCTCGCGTGTGCGCGTGCGAGAGCGCGGATGTTCCCGCGAACATGACGCGCTGGTCCTCCCTGAGTTTCGACAGTTCAGAATCAGGCTGAATTGAGGACCGAAATGATGCGTTCGGCGGTGGTTTTACCGACACCTTCGATGTTCGTCAAATCCTCGATGGTGGCCTCGCATAGAGATGAGATGGATGGGTAAATCGCGATGATTCGACGCCGCAATTTGGGACCGATATTGGGTAGTCCTTCGATGAGTGCGTTGCGATAATCCAACACCTGTGGAGAGGCTGGTCGAGGCACATACAGACGGTGTTTATCGTCCTCGATTTTGCCGACGATGCGGTGAATCAGGGAGGCCGCATCGTGCTTGCCTTCGATGAAGATTGGAGGGTAGCCTACCGCGCACAGGGATGCAACGAACGACAGGAGTGTGGCCTCGCTCACACCCTGCTTCAACGCCCCCTCCTTGACCTGCTGGAATGACTTCGTGACCAATAGGTAGGAGAACTCAGATGCCTCTCTCATCGCACTCAATTGACGCAGACTTCGACCGTCAAATAGAGAGGGAAGGAAGTCGTCCTCCTTCCTCTCGATAGCGACTCGTTCAGTCTTCATATCTCCCTCCCCTGTCTTGAGATGAACGACCTCAAATCCGAGGTGCGAGAGATACTCCACCATGACCCAATGCTCGCGGTGGTCTATGCGCCTATGACGCCCCATCATCTCAGTCAGAATCATCCCTCCCACCTGCTCACGCAGGTCATAGACATCCATAGGCGAAAGGTCGTCTGTTGGGTCAGTTTGAAGATGGTCGTGGAGGTAGCGATAGAAGCCGAGCATTTGACCAAGCGATGCGTCATCGAGGAAGGCGCGTGTGCGCTCGATGCTCTCAAACATCTTCCCATATTTCGGCGTCTTCGTTGCTCCCACTCTTGCTCGACCACTTGCGCTCCACTTGCTTCGGTTGATAGTCGATGCGCTCCATCTCAGCATAGCGAGGGCATATCTCACCCACACAGCATCCGTTCGCCTTGAGGGTGGTGCAAGTGGGGAAGGAATGGTAGTTCGGGTTGTCGAAGATGGTCGCCATCTGATAGGCTCGGTGTTCGTGGTTGTGCAAGTCCACATATCCCATGCTGGTTCCCATCTCCATCCACACCTTCTCAAACGCCGATTGAGGAAGGCCGAGTGTCTTGGCGAACAGGGCGGCGAAGACTCTCGCTTTGTGTGGTGGGTTGCGTCGTCTGAGTTCATTCACCACGCCCATGCACCTATGCTCAAGTGACGCGATGAATCGGAACGCCTCCTTATCAGAATCCCCGAAGTCGAAGTCACCTCCGACGACAGGCCGAATCTTTGTTTCGGGTGCGTCGAGTCGGATGCCCAATTCTGAGATGAACTCTCGGAGGGTCAGTCGTCGTCCGATAATCTCAGGCAATTCGGGATGTTCCACAGAACATGCGCGCATCACGATGTCGTCGTGATTCACCACATCGAGTTCCTCAACCGGAACCGGAAGTGCATGATGACCCGATGCCTTCCCATGTCTATCCACATGGAGTGAGTATGGGAATCGGCACAGTCGCTTGGGGTCGCCCATCGTCTGCTCGTCGAGGGTGTTGAGGCCGATGGTCTGACGGAGGTAGTCTTGGGTCTGATGGAGAATCCGCTTGAGAGCCTCGTTGCTCCCATCTCGATAGTCGAACTTGAACTTGGTCGGAGCATGGATGATGAACAGGTGGTAGCCCTTCGACCCTGAGTATTGCACCCAATGAGCGATGTCCATCTCCCGAAGGAACTCAGACAATCGCTGTGCATCCGCGAAGGCATTCTCAGGCTTCGTTTCGTGGTCGAAGTCGAAGAAGGTCAGAGTGTGGTGGATTGTCCTCGGAGATTGCTTGCCGCCTATGTCGAATTGGATGTTGGAGTAGCCCCCGGTGCTGATGAAGCAGGGGGAGTTCCCGTTCCATTTGGAGAACTTGAGGTAGGCTTCTTCACTCGCATAGACGAGGCTCTGCCGAGGGTTGCCGACTGTGCGTGGATAGGTGTCGAATCCGAAGTGGTTGCATACATCATCGAAGTCTTCGATACTGAACTGCATGGTCATCACTCATTCGGGTCATCTCCAACGATAGAACGCAAGGTCGCTACCGTTTCAGCGACATAGGTCTTGATGCGTTGCTCATAGGCCATCTGCACCTGTTCGTCCGTGATACCTGCATGAGCGCATAGGAGGTCAGTCACGACAGACAGGCGAATCATCTCCTTCCGGTCGTCGCTATCATGGAGGCCAAGTGACTTCTCTGCTTCCCTGATGTCGAACTTCCCCCGCTTGGGGTCGTAGAGGTTGCCTCGGTCAGACATCAGGATTCCCTCTGTGCTTCGGTGGCTATGATGGTCGTGTCGCCATTTTCTATTACCACGAACGGGATGTCCTTATGTTTGTAGATGACGAAGGTGTCCTCGTCCATGTGCGAGAGGATGACTCCAAGCGATTCGGTGAAGACGACCTCTGCCGCATCCCCCTCGACGGTCGCCTTGATGTTGGTGTGAGATTGGTTAGTCTTGGTTCCCCAATGACCTGAGGAACAGGAAGATTTGGAGGGGTTGAAATTGAACACCACATAGGGAGCATTGGCGACCTTCATGTCGGTCAGCCCACCTGAGAGTTCGCCTCGGTCAATCGTGACCTTCGTGGTGCAGACCTCGTTGTCCTTCATGGGGAGAGTGAACCACCCATCTGAGTTCTTGGGAAGCAACCACCTATCGGGAATCAGGAAGCAATCATCCTCGTCGGCTGGATGGAAGACCGACTTGGCTCCGACTCGGTTCTTGATGACGATTGGCCGGTTGGCCTTCGTCGTTATCTGAACCATCTCTCCGCTGAACTTATTGTCGAGTAGATTGGCGAACGGCAACGGGTCAATGAGCAACACGCATGGCTCCTTCACCTTGAGCGCGACATTGGCTTTGGTGATGAGAACCTGAATGGTCTTGGCGAGGTCGTGTGTCCATACGCTCATGCCCTCGTCCGTGAACAGGACTCTCACCGGATTGGAGGGTTTGTTGAGAACGACTCGCCTCAGAGTTCCGGCGCATTCGTTGGCTGAGATTCTTATCGAGGCGGTCCTCGATACTTCGCTGTTGGGTGTGAGCATGAGTCGTCGAACATTCCCCACCGTCTTGAATGAACAGGTTGGTCCCGTAGGTCCTGTGGAGCCTAAGCGACTTTCTCAAACGAGATTGGAAATGTTCTGTGGAACACGCCCGGTTCTCGCGTGTGGGTGCGCGCCCACGCGCGCACGCGAGGGCGAGGGAGCGCGCGAGGGCGAGTGCGAGTGCGGAGGCGAGTGCGGAGGCGAGCGTGCCTGAGCGCATGGAGGGCCAAAGTTCCGTATCGGGACCTCTGAGGGGTTCAACGGCCTCTATGGCCCCTCTATTGGCTCAGAATCAGCAAGGATTCACCTGAGTCGCTTCACGGAACCACGCAGGGTTCGCTGACGGAATGGAACTCGGTCTTGGGTCGAGGCTCGCAGAGTGGTCAGGTAGTCGTGGGCGACCCTCGTCAGGTCGTCCGACTCCCACGACCAAGAGTGGAGGCGATTCCCGACTTCCACATGATTCGGATTCGCCCCGTTGAACTCGGCGGCTGAGAGGATAGCCATCGGGTGAACCGAGATGGTTCGACCAGCGTGATGACCAGCGAGGATTCTCCGTTCCTCGGTGGTTCCAGCATCGTGCGAATGTTCCGCAGAACATCGCGCTCCCTCGCGCGCGATGGCGCGCCCGCCTGTGTGTGGGGAAGTCCGAAGCCTCAGAATCGCGGCTCGCCAAGTCGAGGCGACATCAGCAATCTGATTCCAATCAGCCTCGTCGTGTGGAAGGCCGAGTCGGTCGGTGTGGAGAGCCAGCAGTTCGATGAGGTTCTGTCGGGTCGGGGGTGGTGTCCGAATCACCAGCGCACCCCTGCGTATGGGCCACGCCACATCGCGCTCGCTCTCAGCGATGAGGACGAGTGGGATGGGGTTGAGGGAGAGGGTCTTCTCCAAGTCCTTCCACTCACGGCGGGAGAGGAACGACGAGTCATCCAAGATAGCCAACCTACGCTGACCGAGGAAGGTGGGTGTATTGGCTTGGGCGAGTGATGCCTTGAGGTTCCCGACCTCGCACATCTGCGGGTGAAGTCCAACCGCCTCAGATAGCGTGGTGACGAGCGTCGTCTTGCCTACCCCACTCGCACCTGTGACTATCACGATATTCGGTGTTGGCCTCACGCCGTTGCTCCATGTCTTCAACCACGCTCGGAGAGGTTGGTGGGTGGCCTTGCTTCCCAACAGGTCAGAAGGCTTCATCGTCCTCACCCTTGAGAACTTCCTCGCCTACGGTTCGCTCCTGATGAGGCGACCATAGTGTCCGCTGGTTTGGATGTCGAATGCTGACGACAGTAGGGTTCGCGGCAGATGCTATCGAGGTGAGCCGTCGCTCCAAATCTCGGAGCCTCTCCAAGACCTCTCCGAGTCGCTGCTCGATTACATCCATTCGCTCACCATCTCTGTCGGTCATACCTCACGCTATCCCTCCCACCGTCTTGAAGGAGAGGGACCCACCACCCTTGCCGAATACGGGTCAATGAAGGGGTCATAGAGCGCGTTGAAGTCCTCAGGAGTCCCGATACAGACCACGCATCACAGACGCGCTCTACGCGCGCCGCCTGTGAGCCTGTGAAATTGAGTTTGGAAGGGGGGCGTGAGAATCGAACGGCTCCCAACGCCGCGCCCCCCTCCCTGCGATGGGAGCAAGAGTGTGAGTAGTGGGCGGGGGAGCGCGTGGCCCCCCCGCCTTTTTCGTATTCAAGAGTCGAAGTTCGACAACCGCTGGCGGCACGCCAGCCTAACTTGCTGGCGGTCGTCAGGGATTGCCTGTCCGATGATGCAGATTTCGACAGCGCGGGTCAGCGAGATGTCGGTCAGCCAGCCCATGCAATTGACGAGGGTGGCTGTCCCACAGTCCATCTCGATGTCGTTCTGTGTTTGCAGGGTCCTCAGGTCGTTGGCGAGGGTGACGAGTTCGCGCGCCACCTCAGGGTTGCCTACTCCTGACTGTTGCTGGATGACCTTGACCTCGACATCTGCCTCAAGGTAGTCGAAGATGAAGCGACCAGCAAAGCGGCGGGCGGTAGCCTGATTCAATTCGTTGGTTCCAGCGTAGCCGGGGTTGAACGAACCAGCCACACGGAAATCGTCGTGGGCGGTCAGGGTTTCGCCGGTCATTGGGACAACGAGTTTGCCGCTGTCTAAGACCGCGTTGAGGCCGGTCATTACTGCCGGTAGTGCGGAGGTCATCTCGTCCACATACATGATGCCGCCGTAGCGGACAGCGCGGGTCAGAAGACCATCAATGAAGGTGGTCCCTTTCTCGTCTGCGGTCATGTAGCCAATTAGGTCATCCCAAGTCAGGCCGTCCTTGCAGTTAATCCGGTAGAGGGGGATTCCCATTTGGTAGCAGAACTCCTTCTCGGCCATTGTCTTGCCGCATCCGGTTGGTCCCTCTGAGATGTGGTGGTAGCCCTTCTTGAAGGCGATAGCCATGAGTTCCATGAAGTCGAGGCCATCTACGAATCCTGTTGGGTTGTTAATCATCTGCACCTGCTCGGTGTCGGGGTAGTCGCTTGGGTCGCGGCGGGTCAATCCGAACCACACATCTCCGGCAACCTTCGTGCTGGTGGTGGTGGTGGTGGTGGTTTGTGTTAGGATGGTAGAGCCTCCTGTGGCTCCTGTGCCTCCCCCTACGGTGACTCGACCTACTGTGTCGAGTAGTGCTTGGGCGTCCTCTTGGAGCCATACTTGGTATTCCTCGTCGCCTCCCACATTGACCTTGACCTTAGCAAGTCCGGCGGCTTGGAGTGCTGGACCCCTCAGGGCCGTCTTCTCCAAGACATCAATTCGTGGAGAACCCCCGTCCTCCACCGAGAGCCGATGAACCTCTGCGATGTAGTCGTCTTTCGACGCCCTTCCACCGAGAAGTTCGACAGCATCTCGCATTCTCTGTTGCGCTCCTGTTCTGTTCTCATCTTCGTTCATATTTTCATTCTCCTTATTGGTTTTTCATTCGGTTTTGGTTCTGCCGCCTCTCTCGCGGCACTCCGCTCGACTACGGCCCCACCTATGAAGGGTCCCATTGAGGGAATTGAGATATTCAGATTCGTAAAGGCCCCGTAGGGAGTGCGAGAATCGTGGTGTTGCTCCGGTTTCACCGATGTTCCAACGAACACTCACAGCACCCCCTTGACTTTCAGATAGGTCGGAATCATCCTGTCTATCCAAGCGGCTTCTGCATCCCGTTCTTCACGCCTGAGGATGAGTTCAATCTGACTCCACAGGATTCGCCCCTGAGTGGGGTTGAACCCCTGAATCTCTTTCACCATCCTCGCCGCAAAGGAGGCACAGGTGAAAGGCATCTCAGGCCCCGGTCCTGTGGCCCCTGTGAGGCGGTAGGAAGGCCAGCATTGATTCAGGATGGAACGCCCTGCCTCAAGCGCGTCATCTCGCAGACTCAAACTTGCTATCGGTTGAGCAGCCTCTAACCACACCTCTCGGTCAGCCTTGAGTCCTTTGTAGAAGATGTTGCGGAAGTCACCGAGATTGCTCAAGTGACGCATGATGAGATGGCGCGCCTGATGGTGCGTGAAGCCACACTCATTCCGAAGAAGGCGATAGACTTGGGTGCGTCGTGAGGGAGTGGAGGGATTCATCCCAACCACCCGAATAGTTTCGACATGATGACCAGCCCGATGATAAGATTGACGAACCCGATAACCGTCCTCATCAATCCCAAACTGCCGATGTGCTTATCCGACCAATCGTCTATGTCGTCACCGTTCATGTGAACCACTCTACGAGGGAGGATTGGCTCATACCTGCAAGCGCAGATTCCCATGAGGTGTTGAATGCACCGAGGATGCCTGACCAAGATTGTGAGTTCGTGAAATGTTTGGCGAACGACTTCTCTCTATCTACCATGATTCCGAACGACGACGGGTCCTCCCCAAACACGATAGCGACTACTCGGTTAGAGGGAAGGGATGTCGAAGCAGACTTGGCGACATACAGCGTCGGCTTGTCGCCTATGTCGAAGTCGGTGTCGAGATGGTCGTTCGACCACATCGCGGCTTTGTGTGCTTGGGTCCCTGCCGTCTTGATTCCGAACGGTTGTCCGAAGTGGATATTGGGTGTCTTCTCTACATCGAGGATGGTATCGTGGATGTCCCTGAGAATCTCGTTGAGTTCCCGCTTGTCGCATCCATTCAGGATTGATTTGAATACTCGGTGTTGGGCTGTCTTCACTACCTGTGGAACAGACGACCGGCGTATCTCGACTCCCCGGAATCCATCCTTGCCGTTGAACTCTCGATAGGCATATCGCTTCTTCACTCCCCATGCGAAATATCTCTCGTAGTATGCGTCCGGCTTGACCATCAACATCTCGTTGCGTTCGATGCCGTATGTGGTCTGCACGAACTCGTCGTAGGTTCCGTTCAGTATGAGGCATAATAGGTTGGCCGAAGATGTGATGTCGGACTCGGTGAATGGACGAATCGCTTCCTCGGCTTCGGGCTGGTTGGAGATGAACACCTTGCACGAATCTGTGTCCTGTCCAATCACTCGGAACTCAAGTGGAAATCCGTCGAGCCTCGCGTGCGCGCCCGCGAGGTCGGGCATGTTCTGTGGAACATTCGGCTCGATTCCTTCGGCTGAGAACAGTAGAATCGTTGATTCGATTTTCTTCCGATTCCACTCGTTGTGAAGTCGCGCCCCTTCGGTGATGTCCGAGGCGATGGCGGGATTGACGAGCCGGAAGGGTCGGCCCCTCGTCTTCTCGGTCGAACCGGACGCCATGACGCCGTAGAACGAATTACTCGATTCCTTCATCACCCTCTGCTTCATGTCGAGGATGTTCGCCATCTCATCATCATCGTCAGCGAGGGCCTTCCTCATCTCGCTCTGAGTCTGTCGGCGTTGAGCCGTCAGGGTCCTCAGGACTCCGGGGATGATTCCGTCACGGTCACGACGGTAGTAGCGACCTGATGGAGTGCTGGTCACAGGGAAGGGGAACCCGTCGGGGTAGTCGTCCTTACTGACGATGGTAGAGGGACAGAAATTGCCGTTGATTATCTGCGCCGGATATTCGGTCGCGTTGTCGAGTTCAAAGGCGTTCAGAAAGACCCCGCTTGGGTTCTCCATGACGAAGCCTCCCTCTACCTCTGCGACCTCCATCCGGTCGCGCACGACATCGAGGGAAGGCATCACCATGTTCTGCCTCATCAGCAGGTGTCCCATCGTGTCCTCGATGAGCATCATGTTGGAGTGGATGTTCTGAATCAGGGAACTGTTGAAGGCGGCTTTGGCGAGGTAGAATGGGATGAGATTCAGTTCGTCCATACACCGAGCAACGCAGACATTATCCCAAGCGTTGTAGATGGCGAGCATCATGGGGTCGCGCACCATGAGTTCGGTGATGCGAGTCCTCGGAACCTTGCCATAGCCAAGCACCTGCTCAGACATCCAAACGAGAGAACCTGATGTGAGTTCCCCACGCACCTGCTCGGCATACGCTCGCTTAGAATCGAATAAGGGTCGTCGAGTAATCGAATCGAGATTCGGGAACCGGTGAAAGACAGGCACAGAATCGTAGTAGCGACGACTCATCTCCCGTCGCATTCTCCGGCTCCTGTTCTTGAGATAGGGGATGTCGTAGCCGAGGATGTTCTGTCCTCCAAGTAGGTCCCTGTCCAATGCCTCGACCCTCTCCTTGAACCACCATAGGAGAGCCGCCTCGTTGGTGTCGGGGTCATCGAAGGAGAACGACTTCACAACCACCTTGTCGGTAGGGATGGGAGGGATAGGGGCCGTGTGTTCTACGATAGACTCCAATGCCTCTTGAGATGCGAGGAATCTCTGCACCTGTCGTTCGCTGGTGGGACAGGTCGTGCCGATTTCGTGAATGCCCGTCACGCTGTCCAAGATGGCGATGCTGACGACTCGCTTGGGTGAGGTCTTCATGTCGAGAGAATCCTCGGTTTCGATGTCGAACCACAGGACATCGAGAGTGAACTCCGAGTAGTCAGTTTCGCTCGGTGTGATGTGCAGAGGACGGAGATTGTTGGGACCCTTGAGTGCGGCCTCATCCACATCAATCACAGCGGTCCAATCGTAAATCCATCTGACCAGCGACCGCCATGCTACATCTGCTGAGTAATGGGGGTAGAAGAACTCCTTCATCTCACGCCGGTCTGAGAGGTTCTCCACACGAACCTCAAACAGTTCTGCGCCGGTGACGCTCCGCAACCCGGACGGCTTCCATGACTTCACCAACGGAGGGAGGTTCGGAATGCTGGACGGGTTCTTCTCAGTCCAAAACCGAGGGACACAATTCTCGACCGTCAAAACATGGTTCTGACCATCGAGTCCTTTCACCCGCAGGTGCGTGAGGAAGGTCGGGTCCTCGGTGTAGTCTATGGACACAATCAGGAACGGGACGCGCGTCATACGAACAACGAGGAACTCCCACCGTCTTGAATGGATGGACACCATCCGACTTCATGCAACGGTCAAGTGGAACCGAGAGAGATTTGGGTCGGATTGGGCTGGCTAATCATGTCTATTCTACCCCCGCATCAATCAGCCAAACCCATTATGTCCGAGTCGTTCTCGTCGGTCGGGGTTCTAATCCGTTCTGCTCGACGCTGGATGCGAATTATCTCAGCGGTGATGTAGATGAGATTGTCGAGGACTTCCTCAAGAGCCATCTCGACCCAAGTGTCCTTCTCAGTTCCGAAGTGGCGAGTGTCTTCCTCGGCTCGGACTCCATGTCCATACCGTTCGATACCTATCGCCAATCGTCCTCTGATGAGTTCCATGATTTCCTCGTTGTCGCCGTTGTCTATCTCGTCGCTTTTCATCTACTCGCCTCCTGTGCATACTCGTCTGATGAAGGTCTTCACAGACAGTAGGTCGTCCTGTGATGTTGAACTGTAATGGAGGGCCTCCCCCATGCTCTCCAAGATGCGTCGTCGGAGAGGGAGTGGAACAGCCTCGTCCTCGGCTACCACGCGATAGAGTTCGTCGAGAATCTCAGCCCCACTCAGACCACGCTCACCGAACCTCTCGATGAGCGAGTCAATGCGTCTGTGAATCCGCTGATTCTCAATCGGGTCCTGATGGCGGTTCGCCTCTATCGCCAAGCCAAGTAGTTCCCGCATCTTTTTGGGGTTCATCTGATTGACTATCAGACGGACATCCTCCTTCTCCACTCGACTCGGAACGCGAGTGGCTGTGAATAGCAGATTCAACGCCTTTCGCATCGAGCCGCGAGAGGCGTGTCCTAAGACCGTCAGAGCCTCCGGTGTTATATCGAGGCCCTCACGGTCCGCAACGGCCCTGAGAGCCTCGCAAATGGCCTTAGATGGGATAGGATGGAACCTTGAGTCAGCGAAGGCACACCTGTCCTTGATGGGTCCGATGATTCGGTGTGGATAATTACAGGAGAGGATGAATCGAGTCTGCTTGGCGAACCTCTCCATGATTCGCCTCAACGCGGCCTGTGCGTCAGGGGTGAGATGGTCACACTCATCGAGGAAGACGACATTGAAGGGGAACTCCTGTTGCTTCCCATCGAAAGTGTATGAACCAATGACGCCTCGACGAGAGAAGTCCTTGACTGTCGTGCGGATGTCGGAGATGCTACGAGAGTCGCTCGCATTGAGTTCGATGAAGTTCATCTTCCAATCCTCACCGAATAGGTCTTTCATCAGAGCGATGGCTGTGGCGGTCTTCCCCACGCCAGCCTGACCGGCGAACATCAGATGTGGGAACGCTCCATCATCACCCTCCTGATGTAGTCGCTCGACCATGTAGCGGAGGCGGGGGATGATGTGGTCTTGTCCAATGATTTCATCGAGGCTGTTTGGACGATAAGTTTCGGACCACATAACCACCCGGCAATCTCCCACCGTCTTGAATCAAACGGGAAGTCGAAAACAGCCTCCGGTTCAAGTCCGTGTTCCCCCGAACAGGGGAAATGTTCTGTGGAACATGCCCGGTCCTCGCGTGAGCGCATGCGCGCGCGCGTGAGGGACTTGCGAAATTGGGCTGAAATCGAGGTTTGCCTCGCGCACGCGAGGGCGCGCGAGGTCGAGCGTCGTCCGAATCGGCCTCAGGAGGTGTCGTCGTAGGCTTCGGGATGGGCCAGCCATGTCTTCTGCGGGTAGCGAGTTCGACCATCGAGTCCGGCTACTCGTTCAGTCCCGGCGCACATGAACAGGTGAGGCTTCTTTGCGAGGTGGTTGGTGAGCCTGTGAATCTCAAATGGCTGGTTGGGTAGTTCGACTATCTGACTCGTCGTCAGAGGCCCTCCATTTGGGAACACCGCACCAGCAATAATCATGGCCTTCCACAGTCGCTTCACATTCCGACCGTCGGTCTTCCCCATGCGTCCGAATCGGCGGGTTCCGTATTTCGATGAAGGCACTCGACGCGGCCCTTTCGATGAGTCCTGTTCAGAGTCTTCAGATGAGTCCTGTTCAGAGTCTTCATTGGGTGTCGGCATCGCTACTACGCTGTATAGTCAGAGCGCGGTAGGGCTTCACTATTGCGCTCGCACGAACCTGCTCCGCTACATCTTCGGGGAGTATCGGCAACACCCGTTCAACAGCGGTCTTAGTCAATCCCACCATCTGCCCGAAGACGCCCGGAGGGACCAAGCGTTGAACCTCGGAAGGGATGAACTCGGTGCGCTTCCTATCATCGAAAGACACCTTCCAATTGTCGGTGGTAATCACCTCTCCACTTGCGAAGGAGTCGAACCACTCATCCTTGATGTTCTGAGTCATCTCTCTCTGCTTCTTGTCGAGGATTGACTTCGCCGCTTTGACGGCGGCAAGGGTCGAGAGCATCGCATCCCTATCGAGGCTCGTAGGGTCATCCCCCACGACCAAATCCCAAGAGCCATTCTGAATCAGGTCTTGGGCTGTTGGACATAGTTCGACATAGGGACACCACTTGCATCCGTTCCCGATGGTGGGTTGAGGGTCGGTCAGATTGGATAGCCATTCGTATTGACCATGAAGCCATGTCTTGAACGACTTGATTTTGGAGTCACTCCACACGGTCGTCATGGTTCCGTATCTGAGCAGGTCGAAGGTGAATCGTAGAGGTCGGTCAGGCCATATCTCAGACGCCACAGCGAGATAGATACCTGCCTGTATATCGGAGTCTGCTTCCTCTTGCTTGATTGGCTTCCTCTGCGATTTGTAGTCAATCAGTTCGATGGTCCCATCGTCATGCTCGACAATGAGGTCAATGAAGCCGAAGATTGGTGTGCCGAGGGGGAGGATGAAGGGTGCGCTGTGAGTGCCTAACGATTGCTCCACATCGAGAATCTTGACGGTGGTCACACCTCGCTTGGCGAACCATCGTGTGAGCATCTCTTTGCCGTCTTCATAGACATTGAAATCCACCTCGTTCCGAGCGCACTCCTTGTCGTAGAGTTCTACGAGTTTTTTGAACAGGGGGCGACGAACTCTACCCGTCTTGGGGTTGGGTCGCCGCCATTCCTCAAGGGCGTTATGGAGATTGGTTCCGTTCCTCGCCGCTTGCATATTGTTGCGATGCTCACCGACCATCTTAGCCGTGAAAGCATCCTTCGACCCTGAGCCGTATTTCTCAGCGTAGGCAAAGGTGCAATCCTGTGCAAGTTTCAATCGAGAAGCCGACAAGTATGGGACCTTCATCATCATCACCGGAAGGTGTTATCCTCGACGGCCTTCCACCACTTCTCAGGAGTGGGATTGACCATTTGGAATGGCTTACAATTTCGGCTCTTGCGCGTGATGGCGCGGTAGCGCGTCTGCAAATTACCACGCTTCGTCCTCTGCTGGACATCGAGTTCAATAATCCACTCAAATAGGGGGTCGGTCATATCGGCACGACCAGCAGACGCGACGACCTTCTTCTCGTTGGCCTGTCCGTAGTTCTCGGTGTATTCCCTGAGCAGGGTCGTCAGGAAGAAGTGGAAGTGGAACATCTCAGCGGCCATCTTGAGCCGTTGGAAGGGCGTGTAGAACACTCTGTTGATTACTTTGTAGGAGTGCATCTGTCCCTCCGCAAATGCAGGGAGGGTCTTCTTGCCTTCAGAGATGGCTTGAGCCTGTCGGGACAGGAGTAGGTCAGCCTCCGATTGACCATGCACTTCCTGTGCGTAGAAGTCACGGCACGACAGGTAGTATGCGGCCTCGTTGTCGAACATCATTACACGCACTCCCTCAGGGTATTTTTCGTAATGCTTCCTATGCAGGTCAATGAAGGCCAGCGTGACCTCATTCACCTCATCGGGATTACTACAAACCTTGCGGAATAAACGGGGTCTAAGTTCAGGACTGAGAATGTCTGTGCGACGAATGAGCGAAGCCTGTCCTTCCAAGTCACAATCAATGACGGTCATCAGACATTCTTCAGGCTTCCTACCCTTGCAGAAGTGGTTGAAGTTCGCAAGAGATTGGTGGGTCTTGCCCCCGCCTGAGAACGCTTGGAACTTGATGTGATAGAGAGGTGGTTGATTCGCCATCGAAGTTCCCGTATCACAGGACTCGATTATCGCGTCGTAATTCTTGCGCTTCTTCGCCATGCTCAGTCCTCCCACTCGTCCCAATCATCGTCGTCGTCCGATTCAGCCTTCTTTGACTCAACGGGAGCGTTCTGAGAGCCTTCATCGTCTTCGGGGTCCTCATCCCCCTCTGCCTCGTCTGACGCGCTCTCTGCGTCTTCCTCGACTTCCTCGACTTCCTCGACTTCCTCGACTTTTTTATCGTCCTCGTCCTCGTCCTCGTCCTCGTCCTCGTCGTCACCCACCATTGGGATGTCGTCATCGGATGAACTCGTCTTGAAGTAGTCAGACGCATCGTCCTCATCGTCGTCGCCACCTGTCTGCTCAGGAGCCTTCGGTGGTGCTACGGTGATGAGGCCGACAGCCGTTTCAAGATTGGCCGATAGACCATATTCTGAATGATTCTTGGTAGTGACGAGAGCGAGTATTTTGGAATACTTTCCAAAGCGAGATACGATGGCTGTTGAAGTGATGCAATTCAGTAAAAGATTCTCACCACTCTCGATAGCGTCGAGCGTCATAGTGGAATCGTCCTTGAGCAACATCTTGCCGAACTGATTACCGGCTCGGCTGTTCTGAACATCCGAGTAGGACACGGTGGCTTCGACGAGCCGGAAGTCTTGGGGAGTCCGACTGAGGTCGTCAGCGAGTTCAGCGATGGGTGTGATGTCGAACAGTTCCGTGAGGCATTCTGCGCGGTCGCCATGTGTGTAGTCTTCAGTCTTGAACGAGGTCAGACCGGCGAGTGTTCGCAGGTCGAGAATCTCGGCATTGAGGTTTCGACAATCCACGAATGAGTGGTAGTGTCCATCGGCCTCAATGTCGTCAGCGAGAGCCGTGTCGGCATCCCATAGAGCCATGCGGAAAACAGCGGATTCCAAGACGGAACCTGAGTCCTCGATTACTGCCTGACCCAAGATGAAGCAAGCCGGTCGTGGTTGTCCCTTAGCGAGTCCTATCGTGCGGTGATTGACCTCCCATACCTCCATGTGCGCGTCGTATCGCTTCTGTCGCATGATGGAGGTCAAGTCCATCACGACAGCATCGGCCACGAAGCCCTGTCCGGTTGGTGAATCAGCACCGCCGCATTCCTCGATGGTGTCCTTGAGCGAGGGGTTGCTGAGTGCGTTCTTCCATAGCGTGACCGCCACGCTCTCATCCGTGAATATCCCTTCACGGATTCCCTTCTCGATGAAGGGCTTCAACCGCTTCTCAACGGGACCGGGTAGTTCGCTCTTAGGCTTCGATTTCTTGCGTGACTTGTTCGCCATGACTATCGACCACAGACTCCCACCGTTATGAACAAAGCGGGCTTGCTTATTCGGTATCGGAATAGTGAGCCTCTGCGATGTTCTCCCACAGGTCGGCATCAATACTCAGACTTTCATCACGACTCGCTTCTTGGATGTCGCTCTCGATTTCTCTACGACTCGCCAATGCCTCAGTCGCATCGTCGGTCAGACCATCGTCGAGCCATGATTTGCCGGAGAAGCAGAGGTCACGGAACTTGGCATCTTTCATAGCATCCCATAGCATCGTATCGGTGTTCGTAGGTCTGAGATAGCTTGGTAGAACGAGCGCACGCATGACCCGCGATTGGTCCTTGTTGGAACAGCCGAGAGATTTCAGAATCTTGGCTTCTCCATAGGCAAGATTCCTTCCGGTATTGGGAGGGTCACACCGGGCGAGGATGTCGTCAAAATCTTCCATTAGGTTAGGCAACGCCCGACGCACACCCTCAATGAATAGAGGCGCGAGTGCATACCTGCTGGACATGGCCTCTCGCGTCTTCACGATTCGGTAGGTCTTGCGTCCTCCACCCCTACCTCCACCTCGACGAGCCACTTCGATTAAGCCAATGTCCTCAAGCGTTGGGAGATGCTTCTCCTTGAGTCCGTTCTTAGACACATTGACGGCGTTGATGTGGAGCCATTGGAGCATCCCATCAATCGTCAGCGACTTCTTGGCTTCGACCATCTCTTGCATCTGCTGGAATATCATCCATGAGTCGTCAGGAACACCGGATAGGCTGGCTCTCAGAACGAGGTCAGCGAACATCAATCCAATCACATTGTCCTCGACCGAAGATAGGAGGAAGTCGCCATTAGCATCGCTCTCGATGGGGCGTTGCTTCTGATGGATGAGAGTGATGGAATCTATGATGGACAGCACCTTGTTGATGTCGCGCTGGTGCTGCGCGCTTTTGGAGGGGAAGAACTCAGCCATGAGGGGAGCGAAGATGTTGCGGATTCGATACTTCCCCAACGACAGCATCGAGGCTTGGAGTAGTTTCAGGTCAGGGTGGACAGAGAAGTCTTCGGGGCGAGCCTTCGCAAGTAGGGAGTTCCCGACGACAGCCTTCACCTTGCCCTGTGTAGTATCAGGAGTCATCAGCAATTGTCGAGTGACCTGCTCTTGCTCGCGGGGATTGCGCGTGGTCAGGGTGATGAACGAGGGCTGGCCTCGGATGATGAAGTCCCGCGTTTCTATCTCGCCGGTGAGGTCGTTCTTCATCGGGGTTTTCCAAATTAGTTCATCGTCGTCACCACTCATCAACGGCTTCATCTTCCGCACGAATGCTGACGACTCATCCTTCTCCAAGATGATGATACACTTCCCATCCACATTGATGATGAAGTTCCCTTGCTCATCTACTTCATCGTAGTCGTATTTCAGAGCCTCGCGGGACGCGCCAGCCAGCACCATGCACATAGACTTGGGAACTCCGTTGCGTGCGGTGAGAACCATGTAGGTCTTCCCCGCCGCCGACACCGCGACCATCTCAAGATTGAGAGGGCTGGCGGTCTTGCACGATACGATGACGAAGAAGGTCAGCATGAGGTTCGCATCGTCACCGATGAAGGGGCTGGTTCGGGATTGGTGGAGTATCTTGTTGATGCGGTCAATTAGGAGATTGGAGCCGAGGAACTCATCAATCGTCTTCGGTTGGATTGCTCCTAATGTCGAGTCCTCCCCGATGAAGGATTCCATCTCGTTCTCGGCCTGTGATTCCGGTGCGGGTGTGTAGGTTCCATCACGAAGGACTACTCCGACTTTGAGCATCGTCGTCTTGAACTCATCCTTCACCTTCGGGCTGATGCCGACGGCTCCCGCGAGCCGCGCGATGCTGTGCTGTGAAAGGAGATTGACCTTGCCGTGTGGAGTGCCGTCAATCTCGACCGAGAAGTCCATGCGACCTTTCGTGGACGAGAGGAAGATGAGAACGACTTCATTGTCCGTCACCACCACCGAGAACTTGCTTGCGCTATCGGTGGATTGGATGACCTCGATTCCATCACCTTCCTCATCGGCCATACCAACCAGCGTGTGACTCCCACCGTCTTGAAGGAGAGGGCGATGTCTGTTGTGAGTGGTTCCGAAAGTCACCGGTGACGGAACCGGTCGTGTTCTGTGGAACATGAGCGATTCTCTCGCGTGTGCGCGCGAGCGTGGGCGCGCACGCGCGGGTATGCGCTCGCGTAGGGGCGGGTGGGCGCAGATGTGCGCTCGCAGAGGCGAGTGCGAGGGAGCGGGTGCAGAGCGCGTTGAGGGCATTAGGGCTGTATCGGGGCGTCCTGAGCGTCAGACGGCCTCTATGGGGCCTCTATTGACCCGGAATCAGCAAGAACGGGCGCGGCGGGAGCATAGGGCCGTTCGGAGGAACTGTCCCTGCTCAGATGCTTGGCTGACTACCTCGCCTCCGATGAAGGCGTTCCATGCTCCCACGAACATATCCTCGCGGGTTTCGGGGCGGATGTTTTCCACGACGAGATTCGTGATTCGGATAGAGGTCGTGTCGAAGATGGTCAGCATCAGGTTGGTCTGCTTGGCGTATGCCTCCCACTCCCATGCTCTGTCGTAGTAGTCGAGGCTTCCCACGCCATCGTCCCAAGCCTTCTGAATCCCGTTGCCGTCCATGAAGCGAATCTTGCACACTCCCCTCACAGGGAACCATGTGTAGTGGAGGGTGTCCTTCGCGGCCTGTGCGGCATGAACAAGTTCGTGAGTCAAGCACCGCATGACTTCTTCCAAGTTTATCTCGTCGTCGTTGGCTTCGTGACCTCCGTTGGTGATTAGGAAGATGTGGTGTTCAAAGGTCATGCTTCCTAATTGGGAAGAATTACACACCCCACACCATTCGTCGCCAGCCGTGTTCGCTTCCTCGTTGAAGTCCTCTTGGTCGGCTTGTCGGAGGAAGGTGAGGCGAATCACTTGCTCGTCGATTCTGCGCTCGGACATTCCGAGGTTCCTGAACGCCTCCACACAGTAGTCTGCAAGGACTCCGATGTTAGCAGGTTGGTCGCCGGTCGAGGTCGTCCTATTGTGAATGACCGTCAGGCAAGAATCGCTGGCTTCGTATTCATCCACCGAGCCGTAGTCCCGCTTGCCGAAGTCACCCATGTCGTTGTAGGTGCAGAGGGGGTTTGTGTTGCTCATGTTCAGTTCCTCCTGTTCATGATGAAGATGTTCTTTGGCTCGTCGTTGCGGCGAGGCTGGTGGCCGCGCCCAACGATGGGCTTGGAGAGGACAGTCCCGGTCATATCCACCAAGACATCGGTGCGGCTGACGGAGAGGTCGAAGGTCTGTGTGGCTCGGCGCAGGTAGATTGTCTTCACCGAGCCGCCTCGGACGATGGCTACGACGCAATCTCCGTTGCTGGTCTGACCCCATGCCTCGTTGCGCTGTGAGTTCAGTCGGTGAGCGATGACTCCGACGGACTTGCCGGGGTAGCGGCGGATGGCGTCGCGCACCGCTTGGCGCACGATTTCAGCCTCGTCACCGACGAGTCTGCTGTCTGCTCTTTGTAGGGCGTGGGTTGAAATCTGCTCTCGCATAGCGAGAGCAGGGGGGGCCTCTCCCTTATCAATGAATAGGGTAAATCAATGGTTTTGGAGCCTGAAAACCCGATTTCTGACTACACCGAGGTCCCTTGCGCCTCACGCGCGCGCGCATGCGCTCACGCGAGGACCGGGCATGTTCCACAGAACATTCCCAAATCGGTATGGAACCGAGTTCTCGTCACCGGTGACGCTGAGAGGTCGGCACACCGGACGGTCATTCGTTTTCGGACAGAATCCATTGGGTCTTCTCAGGCGGCACTCCGACCATCACCCAATGAACTCCACATCCCTCGTCGCCACAGACCACCGCCATGTTCGGCCACAGGTTCAGAGGTCCGAGCATGAGAGCGTCCATCGGACCATCTCGGCGGCAGTTTGGATTGGGACAGACATCGAGAACTGCAATCCCATAGACAGGAGCCTCGCGTGCGACCTGACCGAGATTGCGATTGTGTGGAGTCAGGACCGCCTTCGGGATGTCCTTGTCGAGAAGGAATCTCGTCATGCCGGAGTCACCCGATGCTTCCACTTGGCTCGGATTCTACTGACGATTTCCTCTTGCTTCTCAGACAGGACTCGCCCACACATCAATCGCACCGTCACCGACTCGATGAACAATGCCTCCCATGCGTTGAGGAAGCCAGCCTCTTGACTCCACTCTTGGAGTTCCTTGACCTGTGGATTTGAACTGTCGTAAGACCCTGATTGAAGTGAGGTCTTCGCCACGACTTCATCATGGAAAGTCAGATACCCTCCCCGGAGAGTAGCGGGACCTGTATATCGAATCATCTGAACCACCTTCGGAACCATTCGTCGCTCCCAATCGTTGAAGCCACGCTCGACCCCCTGAGCCTTCTCGTTCCACTCATCCGCCAGCGCGTTCCATTCGTTCCGCTTTTGGTTGAGTTCCTGAGCCAATTTTTTCCGCCTCTGCTGGTCTTGCTCATGTCGAATCCTTCGTTCCTCGGCCAGCACTTCCTGTTCCTCGTTCCACGCTCTGAGATTGACCTCGGCATTTTCCATGAAGACTTCCCATCGCCCTATCATCTTGGGACCGAGATACCCATGTTTCGCCATGCGATTCACAGCACACCTATGGAGGGACTCCCACTCCTTGCTCTTGGGGGTCTTTCTACCGTTGCTCCAATACCGGCTCGTCATCAAGTCCTCGTATCGTTTGAGGTCGGTGAGCATGGTGGGCCAATTGGAGGCGAACTGAGCGCGGCGATGGTCGGTCTTCGCCCTGTTCATGTTCTCTCGCAAAAACTTCTCTTTGTCCTCTCCCTTGAGTGTGATTCCGTCCACCTCAATTTCCATGTAGCGATAGACGCATACATTCCCGATGATGATTCGATTGTCGGCCTCCATGTCGAGCAAGACACAATTCTCTACGATGGGGTTCTTCCCGCATAGTTCGCATGTGTCGTGAGTCCCGTAAAAGGAGCGTTCATAATTCCAATCGTGCTTGAACTCGTCGTAGGGTCTGATGGTTCCATTGGATGCGACGATTCTCGACACGCGAGCGAGGTTAGTCACCTGTCGCTTCTCAGTCCCGCTGGTTCCTTTGGCGATGACTCGGAATAGTTCCTCAGGCATTTCGCCAGCATCCGCCTGACGCTTCCATCGAGCCGCCTGTCGTTGGAGGACTCCCGCATTCATGCAAGTATGGTCAATCCCCACCGTCTTGAACTGTGCTAAACCGTGTGCCGCTTCAACCACACCGGGCAATCGGTGATACCGTTGCGGAACCACGCCGGGAACAGGTGCGTATTCTGACGGGCGAATCGCTCCCAAGAACCATCGAGGATGAACAGGTGTCCTCGGTCGGTCGGGCTTCGGATAATCCGACCAGCACCCTGCACTAACTTGAGGGCGGTTTGCAGACGATACCACGCCTTGCAGGGAGCCGGACAGGAGAAGGAACCACAGAGGCCGTTGGAGTATTTCGATGGAGGCTCGTAGGGACACTTGGGAGAGCCTTCATGCTTGGCTCGCCACTCATGCTCGTCCTCTTGCATCCGCATCTCGATGACGGCATCGCCCTTGATTGGGAGGTAGGGAATCTTGCAGATGACCAGCCACTCCGCCAGCCTTCCCTTGAAGTCGAATCCCTCCCCGACATAGGTGCTGATGAGAACGAGGTCGTCAGCCGGATTCTCAAAGAACTCTCGGAGCGCGGCCTTGCGACCTTTGGGGTCTGAGCCGTGAGTGATGACCCTATCTCCATAGCCCCTCTCCTTGAGGCTCTCCACTATCTCTGTGCGGATGGCGTGGCTGTGTGGGAGGATGACCCCGCGTTTGTGTGGGAACCGTTCCATGATGGCGGCGATGGCGTTGATTTGGCGAGGCAGAGATTTGGCTCGCTTGGCGTAGGACATCGAACCGCAGGGAGCGATGTGGATGTTGAAGTTCTGAGGTGGGAAGGGTGACTGTGTGATGTTCACATAGAGGGTTCGTTGGGACTCCAATCCGAGGTTATTCAGGAAGGTGTCTATGTCGAGGATGGTGGCTGATAGGAAGATGCGCTTCCGAGAGATTTGCTCCAACCGTTCAGCGGCGATTTCCTTGACTCGGATTGGTTTGATTTTCAGATAGCGACCAGCCCTGTCGCTCTCGTTCTCGACGACCACTTGGTTCGGGTTCCTGAGCAGTTCAATCGCAACCGAGGTCTTGTCGAGCAGAGCGCGGAACTTGTCGAGCGCGACATCATCGCCGCTGTCCTCTGCCGCCGCTATCCCGAACTCCGCTGACTTCCTCATCTCGGTGAGAGGCTCGACCCAATCAGCAGGGTGGTAGTGCATGGGGAAGTTCGCGCGAGGACCGAAGACCATCGTGTAGTCCTTGAGGGTTATGCGAACCTCAAACAAGTCGAGTAGGAACGGCTCCATGTTGTGAGCCTCGTCAATGATGGCGAAGTCCCGCTGGTCGAACAGGGTGTCGCCCTGAATCACTCGGAACAGGTAGGCAGGGTTCGACAGGGTGAGCCTCGCGTCAGCCGCCTCATACTTCTGCTCGTAGTAGGGACATGGGTCATCCCGCTTGGTGTGAGGACAGACTCCCCTGCTCGTCCAACAGGGAGCGTTGGCGGCATCGCCGGTTCGCACCCAACAGGGGAAGTTCGCTCGTCCCTTGACCTCCTTCATCATGTTCCCATAGTCACGACGATACTGCTGAGTCAGGCCGAGCGTCGGAGTGAGCAGGTATGCCGATTGGAACCACTTCTGCATCGTCATGGCGATGGCCGACTTCCCGATGCCGGTCGGTGCTTGGACGACGATGTTGTCGAAGTCGTCGTTGTCCAACGCCCACTTAATGACCGAGAGTGATTCTGCTTGGTATGGTCGTGGTGACGGCATGGGGAAGTCCGGTTGGATGTCTTCCCACAGGTCAGGTAGATTGGACTTCGACGGGATGGTAATCTTCACCAACGGCATGAACAGGGAGGAAATGCCCCACCGTCTTCAATGAAGGGGTCGTAGAGGTTGTTGTCGCTCTTGCCCCTCCCGATACCCCCTGAGCATCTCCGACGCGCTCTATGGGCTTCTAATCGGGTCAGATTCGTCTATTCTCCGAAGACTCGTATCTGCGGAAGACCTGAGTCCATGACGAAGCCCAACGCGAGCCTCGCATAGAGCAACGCATGGAAGGCGTGGTCATCCCCGTCCCTGCCGAACTTAGTCAAGGTCTGACCACGCACAGGGCGCGTGTTGAGCAAGTCGTTCTCCGCTGACGAGTTCAGGGCTGTCCACTCATGGATGACCCACTCCAATTCTGTCGTAGCGTATGGGATTGTGACTTCCCCATTCTTGATGGCCTCGATGGTGTCCTCGATGTAGGATGTTCTGTCCACGACGCACATGAAGATGAGGTTCCGATTATTATCCCGTTTTTTATATTCAAAGGGGGTCATTGGACGGCTTGAGTAGTAGCACGACTTGACCCTCTCCCCGAACTCTCGTTGGAGTTCCTTGACCTGCCTCGCGCCGAAGCCAATGTCGCACACAACCTGAGTGCAATTGTAGCGGAGGATGAGTTCCTTGATTCTCTCCACCTCGTCATCATCATGGTCAGCACGACTGTCTAATTTGACCGCGTTGAGAATATCTCCCTCGGCGTTCATTATCATCACCGTTGTCTGATTGCCCCAATCCACTCCCATCACGGTTTCATCAGGAGGCTTCACACCTTTGACTACCTCTCGCTCTTTGTCCAATGTTCCGAGAACTTCGTCGAAGGTCAGGGGCTTCGTGGCTCCCGCGAAGAACTCGCCCATGACCTCGTTAGCGAATCGGCGTGGAGTGTAGGTTCGCTTCTTCATATCGAGGTCTTCCTGTGTGATGTCGGGGTGCATCAATTGGTTGATGTGATAGCCCATGATGTCGTCCTCGCTCTCACCGTGACTCCACTTCTCTCCATCCCACTCTCCCTTCGTGGATTGCTCCCATAATTTCCAAAATGACGACCCCTGTTCTCGCGCCGTTCCGCTAATCAACACCCACTTGAAATCAGACATCGCCAATATCTCCAACAGCATCGGCAGAACATCCGCACCTGAGTCCTGATATTCGTCTATGCAACAGAGGTCGCCCTCGATGCCGAGCAGAGCGTGTGCATCACCCCAATTGGAGTAGGCGTAGAAGTGGTTGTAGTTCCGCGCTCCGACATCAAAGGTCTGATGGCTCACAGATTGCTTGATGCGAGGTCGCATCAGACACCCATCGTTGATGCTGGACATGAGCGCGCCGTTGAGTCGTTCCTCCACGAAGCGTGTGACCTGCGGCTGTCGTGGAGCCGTATAGACGGCGTTGAAGTAGGGGATGTTCAGGAGGCCATACATCAGGATGTTGCAGAGGGTTTCGGTCTTCTCCACTTTGCGCGAACATTTCAACAGGATTATCTTCGCCTTGTTGTTTTTCATCTTGGGTGTGAAGTGCCGATAAATCTCAATGAGGTAGGGTCGCTCGGCAAGACTGAACTCCTTGCCGTCAATGGTGCGGAAGAAGCAAGCCCACCTATCGGGATAGAGGGCTATCTCCTTCGCTTGCTCCATCGAGAGTCGAGTGGATAGTGAATCGCCCATTCACTCACTTCTCAATATCGGAGGGTCATCACCATTTGGGCTGTGATTTCGGTTCCGAGTGCGGACTAATGTTCTATGGAACATGGGCGAATCTCGCGTGCGCTCGCGCACCCCCACGCGCGCGCACGCGCGAAGGACCTCCCGAAAACACCCATTTCACCCTCGTCGAAAAGAGGCCAATAGAGCGCGTCGAATGCGTCTATTGACGGAGGGTAATTTTGCCGGAAGCGAAGGCCCATACGAGAAGCATTCCGAAGGGCATACTCACAACCACCATGAGGCCGAAAGACCATGCGGGAATCTGCACGCTCATCTCAGTTCGACCCCCCGAAGATTTCGGCCGTCAGGTCGTCGAGGAATCTCTCGGTCTTCATGCCGACATCTCCATCTCGGTGTAATTGAAGGACATCTCCATCTCATTGTAGCGAACATTCCAGCCGTTGTTTGCGTCCTCATGGTTGAGGCCCTTGATGCGAACGGTGAGGGAATCGTGGTCCGGGTTGAGGATGTTGGCGAGGGTCACGCGCTGGTGGCTGACGGCCTCCCACTCATGGCCTCGGTCTTCCCATGAGAGTTCGTCCTCTCCCTGATAGTAGGTCATGCTGGTTCCCGATGGGGTCGTGTAGCGAACCTTCCAGCCCTTGTTGTAGTAGGTGTAGTGAAGGCGGTCCTCGGCTCCCTGAGCCACATGGACGAGTTCGTGAGTGATAGTCTGCATGACCTCGTTGAGAGGGCGGCGAATGACCTCTCCCCTGACCCTCTTGGTGGTGAGGACATAGATGGTGAAGTAGTGAGTTTGAGGGATTTTGTTCCCATGCCAATCCATCCCGCCGTGTTGTGACTTGCCCTCATTCATGCAGAGGCCGAGCCAAGATGGCTCATTCCGAATCTCGTCGTATCGGGTCTGTGTTCCAGCCTCGACGAAGACATACTTGATTGCGATTCTGTTGATGCGGTAGGTCGAGAGGCCGAGTTCCTTGAGGGCCGCTACTGAGAAGTTCGCAAGGACTCCCATCTTGCATGGCTTCCATCCGTTGCTCTCAAGGCTGTGAGTGACTTGGATGTCGGTGCGGTCGGCAGCGTAGCATACTCCGACGGAACCTCGGCTGGTTGGAGTGTTGTTCGGCTTCATTTCGCAGGTCATGTAATGACCTGCGTCGGCCTCCCCTATATCAATAGATAGGGCAAATCAATAGGTTTCGACCTCAATATCGCATTTTCTGACCACGCCGACGGTCCCTTTCGGCATCGCGCGAACTACGCGGGCATAAGCGCACGCGCGCTCACGCGCGCGAGGCTCGGCTCGGCTCCGATATGATTCGGGACATAGCCTCGGCTGTCCCTGTTTGCCGTCAAGGCGACCTCCCGTTCTTGTGTTTTGATTAAAATGTTCCGCAGAACATGAGCGACTCTCGCGCGCAGGTGTGCGCGCACACGCGAGGAAAGTGCGATTCCAGCCTGATTTCTCAGGTCGAGAGATTGGAGGCGAATCTGAGAGCCGAGAGGAAGTCAGGTTCTTGCCGTCCGACGGAGAGGAATGTGGATGAGCCTGATGGTTGGAAAGTCCAACGGACATCGAACACTCTCTGCCTCCCTGCAAGACCACCATCCACCGATGCAAAACTAATGATGTCGCCAGCCTTGATGTCGAATCTCTCAGGCTGTGCTTCCACATCCCATCGGGCCTTCGTGCGACCCTGCTGTTGGAGGGTCTGTCGAGCAAACAACCGGGCTTGGGTTTCATCCGTGATTGAGTTTTCTTCGTAGAGCCTGTGGATTGGATTGGTTGGAACAGTAATTGGCTCTGTGACTTGGATGTTCAGCGAGGTGTTTTTGACCGTCACTAAATTGACCAAATCCACCTCGTCCTCATTCCGTTCTATCATGGTGGGATAGAGGTCGAGGGGGTCGCTCGTTCGCGGAAGACTTCCAGCGGTGTAGGGAGTGACTGATGTGTCTTCCACCTCATGTAATTGGAGCAACCTAATTCCAGCCTTGTCCATGTCGGCCTCGATAACGAACTTAGCCGGGATGCAATTCACCAACGAGAGGACACTCTGCACTCCCGCCAATCGAGTCTTCCCTACGAGGTTGAGTCCCGCTGATAGGACAACATTGGTTTCGCCAATCATCCCATCGAGTGAGAGGTCGTAATTGGAATCAGCGACAATCTGCTTCACCACCGTTGCCGCATCTTCCTGTGTGGCTATGGATGAAGGATTGGTCAGGATGATTTCGTTGCCGAGAAGGCCGAGGGTGTCGAGAGCCGTGATGGTGAATGTCGAGGATGTGGTTTCGATGTCTGTGATTGTCCCGTAGAACACGGTCGGGACGAGAGAGCGAGGACCGCGTGGGCTGGCCTGAATCTTGATGGTATCACCTCTGTCGGCAGAGAAGCCTCGGACATTTGCGACATTGTTGATTTCAACCGTAGCCGAAGATGGTGCGTTCATGGTTCGCCGCATCCTCACGCGACGGACTCCACTCAGGGCTGTGCTATTGTTGATGGTCACGACTATCGAGTTCGCCATACCCTCTGACCTGATTCTCACGGTTCATCACGATTCGGGAACCCACATGAGCAGATTCTTGCCGATTCTGAACCAATAGAGGCCCCATAGAGCGTGTCGAGTCGGTTAGAGGCCCCAATTGACCGCAGATGGCCTCGACACGCTCTACGCGCGTCTTCTCAAGACCATGCTTCAATGAAGGTTCGGTTGAGTCGGATGCCGTTAAACAGAGCCTCTCTGAACATCAACGAGAACAGTTCCAAATCTTCGGGGTCGAGCAATCCCTGTTCCTCCGCAATCCTGTATGCTTCTCGACCTGCAATCTCGGCATCCTGAACAGGGAGGTCGGAGAACTGTATCTCCATCTCCGAGAGTTCAATCTCAATCTCCATCATGGTCTGACTGATGATGACCTCTACTCGCTGGTTCTGAGAGTGCATATTCTTCATCGCTTCTGCAATTTCATCTTCATCGTATTCTTCATCCATCAACCACACCGCCTTCGATTCTCGTTATGAATCCCTACCCCTCTCACGCAGTATCTCGGACGAATGTTGCAGAGTAGGGTGTTTCACCATGACTTCCACCTTCCCTATCGAAGTCGAAGGACATCATCCTCCCTGTGAAGGTCTTGACTGATGCGTTGCCTGACCAATCGGTAGTTTCCCATTCTATCGCAAGGAGAGTCCCGTCAGCGAGGTAGCCCTGCATGATTGTGATGTCTGCTGTGGATGTGCCTTTGAGGAACGAACCGGTCAAGAGGAACTCGTCTGTGCGTTGGCCGGTATCGGACACTTCGGGATAGGCTGTATCGAGAACCGGAGTAATTCCAAGAGATGCACTTTGTTGCTCTTGGAATGCGGCAGGTCGAGTATTCAATTGAGCCAGCAAATCAACAGCCGTGTCTGCCGCAAGAATCTCCACTATGACCGAGGCGGCGATAGAGGTATTCTGAGGTGTTGCGTTGTCCTTGACCGTGAGGGTCGCGGTGTATTCCCCTGCGGTGTTGTAGGTGTGGGTGAGAGAGGAACCCGATTGGGTAGTAGCGGAGGACCCGTCACCCGGCGTGAAGACATACTGAGAAATGGTCCGGCTCGCATCACTCGATATGATGTAGGAAGACGAGCCATCGAGGGTGATGTCGTTCGTCTTATAGATGCGTCCGGGCGTTGCTCTGAGAACTGCAACCGGCAACCCCTCTGCGACAACGACGGAGATGGCTGTGGAAGCCACGCTCTCGTTGTCTGAGTCGTCCATCGCGTATGCAACGGCAGAGAAGGTCCCTGCCTTCGTATAGACATGGGCGGCATCGTAGGTAGTGGTGGCGAGAGTGAGGTCAGCGAAGGGAATCCAGCCCGTCACCACACCATCACCGAAGTCGAACTTGACCTTCGCTATCTTGAGGTCGGCATCGGTGGTGGTTCCTGTTCCTCGGAACGACACCATGTTGCCGACCTTGCTGTCTATGGGTGGTGTCGTGTCGCCGTTGAAGGTGTTCCCAATGCAGGTCAGAGCCGATGTCGGTGTGATGTCGTAAATGACCTCCCAAGACCTGATTATTGGAGTCGCGTTCCAATCAATCGGATGGTAGTCCGGCTGGTTGGAATGGGGGATGTAGAAGTTCCACCTGATGACGAACCCATTGGTGATGGCCGAGGTCGGCAGACCCGTCAAATCGAGTGAGCCATATCCTCCGGCGATTCCAAGACTCACATCATCGAATCCGGTGATGACGGTGGATGCCTCTGTCTGCATTCCATTGAGAGTCGTTGGTGGTTCAAGGAGTGTCGCCGTGATGTCCATGCCCTTCGACGCGCTCACATTTTCCACCTCCATCGTTAGGGAGGTGAATCGCGCCACATTGGATGGCTGTTGTTTCATGCTATCAACCTTGAATGGAACCATCGCTGGCGTCGGTATCTGCCTGAGCGTGAGGGCGTCAATCTGCAAATCGCTGTGACTCATATTCATGTTCGGACGGATGGGTGAGTTCGATGTGCCTTGCTCGTTATTCAGAGTTCCCTCTTGGTCGAATACGCAAGCATCAGCGACCTTCACAGTCATGCCCCAAACGGGCTGTGCGCTGGTCACATCGGTTCCCATGTTCGACCCATCGAGGATATACTTCATGCCCCCTTCGGTGAAGACGACTCTCATCAAATGGGTTCCCTCTACAATAGAGGTTGGAGTGCCGTAGCCGTAGCCATTCCCAAGACCTCCCCAACCATGATTTCCACCGGCCCCTGTGATGGGGAATCGGTCTGCTAAATCCTCCGACCAATCAGAGGTGAAGAAGTTCCCCCCCGCGCCCCACACCCACAGCGCGGGACGGTTGGTCGTGTAGGTCGGGAGGTTATGCGACATATCAGGAGGATTGGAGCCGAGGTTGATTTCCGCCGCTGTTCCCATAATGTGATTAAAATCGTAGGTCGTCTTCACCATAGGGTAGTTATCCGCAAAAGACCCGGTTCCCATGCCGGTCCCATCCCATACGGGATAGAAGCCATGACCGAACAGGGAGTTCTCGGTCCCTCCCTGTGTGAACATCGAGTGTCTGCCTGTCCTCCCATACGATACCCCGTTGTCGAACTCGATGAGGACAAGGCGTTGGTCACGCACAGGCACGAAGGCGCGCATCTCCATGTCCAGCCATACCGGAGAGCAACCCATCTCGGTCAATCCATACTTCGTGGACTCGACACCAGCACCGAGATAGTTCCCGGTTGCGGTTGCTGTATAGCCACCTGCGGTCGTCGCGTCAGGCAGTAGCGAGGGCGAGTAGGCACATCGGGTTCCGACCCTCTCACTCGGAGGGAAGGGACGGTTGCGACCATAGAGCCATGTTCCCCCTCCTGTTCCGGGTTTGGTGTGGTCCCAAGCATGGCGACCATCCTCGTTGATGTATGACCAAAACGGAATGTGAATACCTCGCGCAGACCACCGTGAATTGAGCGCACCTTTGGTTGTGATTCCGCCGGATGCTTGAGTGAGATAATCCCTGTATGTGGACACGGCTATGCTGTTGTTGCCGGTGTAGTATAATTTCGCAATATCCCAACCAATCGGAGGCGGTAGTCGAAGGACCCCGCCACCTAACGAAGACACGGTGGGAGCAGTAGCAAATCGTAGGTCATCGGCGGCTCTGATACTGATGCTCCGAGCCGTGAAGTTCGTCGCGCTCACGACCTGTCCATCAGAGTTCGTCTGTTCGGGTTCATACAGCGTCGGACGACCCGGATAGGTTGTGTCTGTGGAACCTCCGACCGGAGCCGAACTATCAGGCTGACCACACCCTGCGAAGAACCCTGTTGATGTCCCTCTCAGACCATCGAAAGCCCCTGAACCAATTCCCGCCGTCATCTGCATTTGGATTCCATTGTAGCCTCGGTCATCGCGCGGCCCTCCCAACCGACCCTGTGTGATGTAGGCGTCTGACGACACCAGCGAGTAGAGAGATGTGGCGGTGCTTGACCACACATCATTTGCTAAGAGAATCTCGATGCTTTGGTAGGTCTTCGTGCCGATTCCAAAATTGCCTGTCGTCACAGCACTCACCGCATTCATCAGCCACCACCCGTTATGGTCAATCTTATTCTCAATCCCCCACGCCCACCAAGCAGCGGTTCCCCTATCCCCATCGTCATTGGCGTTCCAGCGGGTGCTTGCGTTGTCGGCATCTGTGCCGAGGGAACCGGTCATTCCGCTGATGAACACCGGCATCTGAGGACCTCCGGTGAAGGTCACTCCATCCGTCGAGTTCGCGTCGATATAGACTTTGATGGAACCCGTATTGCTCTTCTCGATTGCGAGTATTTTGGTGCGTTTAGGATTGGGCCTGACGAGGAACTGTCGAGGGTTGATTATCTGAGTAGTGTTGAGGGCTTGAGAGGTCTTGATGGCGGGCCACCACATAGCCTCCTGTTCCACCACCGATGAATCGAAATTGTTGCCCTGAGATGCTGGTGTGAGTGGCCCCTGCACGAAGTCGAACATGGGGTAAATCTGAGCCGAGCAATCGTCCTTGATAGGCTGAGATGTGCCGTAGCCCTTCTTGCCGTCCCACACCGCATAGAGGGTGTCCGTATTCGTGCCTCCAATGGTGCGGTCCGGGTCGTAGATGTAGGGGATGATGTCGCCCCCGTCGTTGAGTGTGTATGTGCCGTCCTTGAGGAAGCAAGCGAGAGCCATCCTCATCCGATACTTCGGACCTATGGAGGCGGTCGTGTCGAGAGAGATGTCGGGGTTCCCGAATCCCATGTTGGTTGTCGTGCTTCCACCTGTGGATTTGTAGGTCGCGGCATTTTGGTAGTATGACCACGCTCCAACGGCTCCGAGAAGGTGGTCGCCGGAATACCCGCACTCTTTGTAGCGGATAGTGGTCTTGTCGGCTCCCGTAGGGTCAGCATCGTAGCGAGTGATGCCCTGTTGCTTGAGGCCATCCCAAAGTGTATCAAGAGGATTCTCAGGCCAAGCGAACGACACATCTGCACCGGTGATTCGCTTGTCGAATTGGTTGTTGTCGAGCATCATCGGCATGAAGACCGTCGCTCGGATTTTCATCGTGTCGTCATACTCGGCGGAAGTGATTCGGGGGTCGGCATCCATGTCGGGTAAAACAGCCGCAGACGACACTCCATCTCGACCAATCAGACCATGTGGAAGCCACGCCTTCTTCCTGTCGTCAGTCACAGTCCCGCCTCCTACGGCGATGTGCCGGTAGGTGTCGAGCATCTCAGCGAACTCTTGGATGGTTTGGAAGACCGGGAATGGTCCGGTGTAATTGGTCGGCTTCTTCGACGGAGAGCCAGCGGTGGCTACTTCGTCATTCCCTCCTATGGGGTCCACCTCGTATGTCGTTTGAACTACGGTGGTGCTGACTCCCTCTGCACTCGGAGCAACGAGCATCCAAGCGTAGGTGACGCCATTGTAATTGACGGTCACGCGAGGGTTCATGGTCCCTGAGCCGGAGATGGTCAGGGTGTAGGTTCCAGCGGTCGTTGTGCCGTCGTCGTCAATGACCTCGACCCTGACTCCCGGTGTGTTTGATTCGTCGTTCAGACCACCCTCATCAGCGTTGGTCTTGGGGCCGAAGTTCGTGGCGTAGAGAGTCGGACTGACCGTCAAGCCACCCACCCCGTCGTTCTTCACATAGGCGGGCCACCATCGTTGGATTTCGACAAGGCCATTCTGCATCCGCGAGAACGGCTTGGTAATCTCCTGTTTGATAGAAGCCATCAGACCACTCCCCTTGCTCCACTTGCGTAGGAGTCCTTCACGATTTTCGGCATCTCGGTTCGCATGATTTCACGAATTGATGCACTCGTCATGTTGGTTCCACCTGAGATAGAGATGCTTCCGAAATTGATGGTTAATCCACCTGCCGATTGCGCTGGCCCCCCGCGCGGGGATGCGGCCATGTTCTGTGGAACATATCCGGCATCTGCGATAATTCGGGGAAGTTTGTCGAGTGGGATAATGGCCTCCGGGCCAGCCTCTCCAATGAGATTCACACTTGGCCCCGTCGTGACTCCGCCTTCGTGCAACGCTCCGATGGTTCCGGCAACACCTCCAACAACGGCTCCGACGGCTGTGCCGACACCCGGAATGATACTACCGATAGCGGCTCCTGTTGCCACCCCCGCACCTGCCGAAGCAGCCACGCTACCTGCTTTGCCTGAGCCGGTGAGTTTTTCCACTACCCATGCGATTCCCTCAAGGAGTTTGAAGACGGGCCATAGAATGATTCCGAGAAGTTTGAACAGCCCTACGATTACATTGAGGAATGGCCTCATGTTTGCGAATGCGCGTGTGATGCCGTCGATGAGGGCGGGTATTGCGAAAAGCAACGGGACGATGGTGTCGCCTATTGATTTAGCCAAGTCCTTCCAATCCTCCTTGTTAGCGCGAATACTCTCCGCGATTCCGTTCATCGCCTCGGCAACCCCACCATCCATCGTGAGTAGGTCTGCGAAGATTTCACCGATGACCAATTGGGTTTCTTCAAAGTTCGATTTGACTTGCATCATAGCGAAGGCTACCGAGGTCTTGATTTCCTCAATGAATGCCGCCAACGCTCCCTGTGATTCGTAGTTAGCCTCGGTCAAATCTCGGAAGGCATCAGCCTGTCCCAAGAGAGCCATGATGGCGGTTCCACCGCGCACAGAGAATATCTCCAAGACCTGTGATGTGGTAGCACCTGCCGCCTCCAATTGGTTAATCACATCAACGAGGCTTGTTAGTCCTGTGGTCTGCATCTGAACCTCTCGATTGAGGCTACCATATAGCCGCTTTTGGTCAGCCACCGTTTTAGAGTTCTTCTCCTGTGCCTTCGTCGCTACCGCTTGCTCTATACCGAGTCGTTGCTGTTGGATGCTCAAGTCCTCATTCGCCATTTGGAGCCTCTCGACCGTCTTGATTTCTTGGTCAGTCAAGGTTCTACCCTGACGCGCGGCTCGCTGTCGAATCTCAGCGATGGCGAGGCTGTTCCTCTGCTGTTCGATTGAAAGGTCTGAGAGTTCGTTGTTGAGTGCTTCGACGGCAAACTTGGTGGCCTCTAATTCGCGTGTGGATTGGCGCAAGGAACCGGACAATCCCTGCAACGCGACTTGCGCTGTTTCGCCTCGCGGAGTGAGTGTGAAGAAGGAGAGTCCGAGTTCGTCCATGACCTTCCGGGCATCGTCAGTCGGAGAGAGTAATTTGTTGATAGACATACGCAACCCGGTCCCTGCAATAGTCCCTTTTAGGCCCGCATTTCCGAGTGCGCCCGCTGCTGCTGCGGCTTCCTCGATTGAGATACCAGCGGCCCTCGCTGTGGGTGCGAGGAACTTCATCGTCTGACCGAGTTCCTCAAGCGTCACGAAGGCGGAGGTGTAGGTGGTCATCATCACATCCATGACCCTCGTCATCTCCTTGACTTCCAAGCCGAATCCACTCAGCGCGGCCATCGAAATCTCGGCGGCTGTTTCGACCGGGGTTCCAGCGGCGATGGCGAAATCAACGAGGGCTGATACTGCACCTGTGATGCCTTTGTCCTCGTCACCGATGAGGTCGTCATAGGCCATACCTGCGAAGACCAATTGGGTCGCCGCGTCCGTGACCTGTCGGGCTGTGAATTGTGATTCGGCGGCGATGTCGCGGATGCTCTGTTGGAGAGTCTGTCGTTGGGTTGCATCGAGTTCGGTCATCACAGCGTTGATGCGGGTCAGGCTTTGCTCAAACTCGATGAACGCATTCACCGACTTCTTCACGAATCCGATTGTGATTGCCGTCCCTGCCGCCACCGCCGCGATTCCCATTACGGTGAATGCCTTCCCTATCGAAGCGAGAGAGCCTTTGATGTCCTTGCCGCCTGATGCCGTCGCGGCTGATGCCGCCCCAACAGCGGCGATGAGAGCCTTTGAATCGCCTTCGATGATGACCTTGAGTTTGGCGTCATCAGCCACAGGTCATCACCTCTATCTGCGAGTCTTGTTTTTCTGTCGATTCTGCTCCGAGAATGCGGCTGAGTAGAACACCGAATCTCGCGGGTCGAGGTCGCGCCACTCGTCGAGCGTGATTCCGATTGTAGTGAGCAGAGCGAACAGGTATTGACCGTCCGGCGATTGAGATGCTGTCGCTATTCCCCCAAGACACCACCACCACCATCGGTTCCGACGGCTTCGGTGCATAGTGTTGCGAGTTTGGAGATGAGAGTGAGAGGCATCTGTCTGAACTTGCCCCATGAGATAGTATTGTCGCACTTCTTGAGCATCGTGCAAACGGTGAGCATCCCCAAGATTTCCAAGCGGTCTTGCTCATCGGTAATCTTGGTGACTTCGGGGTCCTGTTTGAGTAGGTTATATTCATTGGCTGAGATTGGTTTGACTTGGATAACATCCACATCAAGGTCGAGGTCTGATACATCCACATCAATCGGAGCATTCCCCGATTCAATTGCGCCATCAATCCACGACATCTTATCGTCCTCGGAATTAACCAGCAATCCCCACCGTTATCAATGGGAGGGGTCACTCTCAAACATCGCGGGTCCATGTGAGGCCCTCAAAGGAAGCATTGACCATTAACGCGCCCTCGCTCCCTGCCTCAAGGCCCTCAATCGCAAAATCTGTGATGACGCAAGATGAAATCGTGTAGGAGTGAGTCCCTGCCGAATCAGCATCGAAGATGATGTCGTATTCCGAATCACCATTGAACCAAATATACAATTCGTCGTCGTCAAGACCCCAAGCCTTCTTGAGAGTTCCACTTGCCGAGTTCAGACCGCGAGTATTTGCGGTCGCGCTGTTGCTTCCAAGAGTCACATACTTGCCGGTTGCAGTAGCGAGTGTGAAGTCGCCACTCACATATCCAACAAGAGTGCCGTTAGTGGTAATTTTTCCGGTGACTCCGGTGAAAGCATGGACAGCCATGCCATACGACTCACATGAAGGGGTTATTGACTGTCGCGGTGTCGTTTGGCTCTCTTGCGCTTCTCCTTCTCAATCCTCTCGCGCTTCTCTCGCCGCTCCTTCTCCAACCTCTCAACGAGAGCCGTCGGTTTGACCTTTCCATCCTTCGGGTCAGTTCGATACCAACCAGCGTGCCTTCCTTCCTGACGCTCGCGCTCGCATAGGTCACAGCGATGGTCAGAATCAGCCGAGTGACTCTGCCCTCCCATGCGCCTCATCTTGGCTACGAAATCCAACCGAGAATCTCCTGATGGGAACTCGACAGGGATGGAACACTTCCGGTCGTGAATATCACAGCGACCCTTCCACTTCCTACCACACAGGACAACGCCCTTCTTCGCCATGATTCCCGCCACGAATCCCCACCGTCTTGAACTCGCCGTTCCTCGCGCCCGCGCGCACACACGCGCCCGCGCCCCCACACACCTGCGAGGCGAATCGTCGAAATCAGGCTGGAATCGAAGTTTGGCCTCACGCGCTCGCGCGCACGCGCACGCGAGGGCGATGTTCCACAGAACATTTCGGGTCGGTTGGACCTGCTGGCAAGTCTGCCGAAGGCGGCTCATTCTTGCTCGTCATCTTCCTGAGCCAGCCGAGCCTGACGCTCATCGAAATGCAATTGACGATGGTGGTTGGCGCAGAGGACAGAACACTTCGCTATCTCCGCTTGGATGCGCTTCTTGGAGTAGGCGTTGCCGACCATGTAGGCGATGATGTTGTCCTTCTCCGATGGGTCCTTATGATGGAACTCAAGTGACCACGCACATTCCTCACCGGAGAAGCCGCAGACTTCGCACTCAAACCCCTGTTTGTATTCCTCAAACCAGCGTCTAATCTCACGCTTGCGGTTCTTGACCCTCTGACGCATCACAACGATATGCTTGCGGTAGTATGCCTTCTGATAGCGACGGTTGTATTCCCGGCGTTTTACCGGGTCCTTATAGGGCATTACTCATCTTCCGAAAGTTCTGCGTTGAGTCGTAGGGCTTCCATACAATTCTCGATTCCATAAGTCACATCATCGCGCGACATATTCCCGTAGAGCAACATCTTGCAGTAATGATTCATGTGACCCTCGTCCGGTCCATGACCAAGCACTTTCATGTAGGTGTCGTGGATGAATTGAGCGTCATCTGATTGAGGCTGTTCTGAGTCATCGTCACCCTCAGATGCGGTATTACCACCCTCAGATGCTTCCTCGGCCTCTATGGGGCCTTCCTCGGCCTCATTTCCATCGTTCTCGTTGTCCCACGACAACACCGGCTCTAAGCGAGCCACCAAGTCAGACTTCGTTCCGTCTGTGGCGAGTTCGTGTTCCACACACAATGCTTTCAATTCGTCCTTGAGTAAATCTGCAAGACCCATTGTTTGAACCTCCCCATCTTCGGGGCTTTTAACCGTTGAGCCTACTCACTCATTCCAGCGACAGGCTACTGTGATTTCCACACGGTAGCCTACACAATCAGAATCATTGGTCTTGCCCGGACCACAGTCAGGGTCGGAGATGCGGACGGCTTTCGATTCCTCGGTTCGGATGACTCTGACGAAGTGGTAGTCTGTCGAGGCCACACCAGCGTAGGTCCCACCCGATTGCGGAGAGGTCAAGGTCTGATTGTTGAGAACGAGCATCGCCTTCTGATAGAGGCCCCACACCTTGATGCGAGTGGGAGCGAACAGGGTGATGGAGTAGTATGCTGTGGAGATGCGTGGCTCGGCTGTGCTGTTGCCTCCTGTGAGGTTGAACTCGGTGGAGGCTGAGTAGAGAGGTGTGATGGCGATTTGGTAGGTCTTCTGCTTCTTGAACTCAAGCCATTCTGCATTGACGGTCGGAGTCCATACTCCATCCGGTGAGGTCATGTTGCTCGTCAGCAGACTCGTCAGCATCGTGTGAGGGTCAATGGCCGGGACACCTGCGTCTGTGATAGCCATCAGTATGCCCCATCCAGCCCGAAAGTCGCCACCGCAACGGGGGCGTTATTCTTGACGAGAGCGAGCATATCACTCACATCATCGTCGGCTGACCTGAGCAAGCGCGACCACATCTCCTTGATGCGGTCCATGCAGTTCTCGTCGTTGAGTGCGGCGCGCGCGGCGTTGCGAACTACGAGCATGATTGTAGCCATCTTGGCTTCGGGTGGTGGAGTGGTGTTGCCTGAGATGTATTGGACTTTGATATACTCCTTCGCGGTCCTCTCAAGGTTCCCCATGAACCGAACGATTCCCGCATCCCCGTCGTGGAGGAAATAGTCGGAGGTGTTCCGAACCCTGCCCTGCACCAACGCCGTTTCACTCCCGGCGTCATCAACCTCCCAAATGTTCGTCACCGAGGCGACGGGTCTGCGAGTGAGAACGAGGTGAGATTGGAAGATGTTGGCGTCGAAAAACTCGGTGGCTGATACAGTTCCGGCAATCTGAACTCCGGCGAAGGTATCTACGAGTCGAGAAGCGTTGGTAATCATCGTCCCAATCTCGGCATCTGTGGGTCCAATCCCATCGCTGAAATTGACCCCTGCGTATGCCTCCACATCAGCAAGAGTGCAGTAGTCGAGATAGGTGACTGTGGATTCATCAATGATGAGTGGCCCCATCGTGATACCTGTCGTCACCATGTCCTATTCCTCCCTTGTTGGGGTTATTCACCGTCGCGGCGCGCAAGGCGCGGCCTCAATGGTGATAGTTAGTCAGTCAGTAGTAGCGGTCAGCCGACTCAGACTGTGGTGATTCCGACCATCTTGCAGACGGCATCTGCGTAGCGCAGACCGAATGCTATGTCCTGTCGTGGAATCAAGACGAATCGGTCCTTCGTTGGCTCGTCGTGGAAGTCTATCGAGAACCTGCGGTCGCTCACAGTCGAGTTCCCGATTATTGGGGAACGCCTGTTGCACAGAACAGCCACCGTCTTGTTGGTGGTTATGCCGTCGAAGACACCGGTCGCGTTGAGGTTGGTGGCGATAGCGGAAGTAGCGAAGACGCTGATTCCGTAAATCTTGCCGACCTCTCCGTTGAGGATAGTCGCGTTGGGTCCATATTTGTCCACAGTTTGTAGTTCGGTGATTCCAAGAATCTGAACTTCCAAGTTCCTCGGCACGATGAGTGCGAGGTCGTCCCGGTTCTCTGCATACACGCCCAATTCATTCAGGCCCGTCCGTAGGTCATCAAGACCAAAGGTCCCTGCGACTGTGACGGTCTTCCCTGCTTGCTTGCGGAGGCCGTTGAACATCAGTAGGTAATCGTTCACGGTTGCGCTCACACCGGTCACATTGGTTGAGGCATTGTAGAGTCCGTTGATGTTGTCTGCGTAGGATGAAGTGGTAGTCGTGTCGCCGTTGATGAATAGGCTTGCCTCGTTGAAGGCAAGGCGAGAGCCGATGTCGTCGCGGATGACCGAGAGTAATCCTTCAACACCGTATGCAATCAGGTAGTTCCCAACAGGGCAGTTCGCTATCATGGTCTTGAGGGTCAGCACCAATTCGCCGGTCGCGTTGCGCGACTCGGTTGCGGCGGTTCCAGCCTCCGACATGGAAAGCGTCTGTTCGTGGAATGTGACGGAGCCTGTGAGGCTCGGCACATTCACGGTCTGTGTTCCCATCGGTAGTGAGGGGAATAGACTTCGCATGAAGTTTCTCTCATACACGATGCGGATTATTTCGTCTGCGGTTTCAGTCGGTAGCATAGTTCCACCTGTGCTGGATGATGCTCCACCCAATGCGGCTTTCACTCGCTCTACTACATCTGTAAATTGTTCGTCAGTCATTTTATTCCCTCTATTTTTTTGTGTTCTTCCCATTAGCCTCTTGCGATTAGGTTGGCCTCTAACCAATTAGCAAGGCCGTTCATGCCCTTGCTTGTTTCGGGTTGTGGGTCGAATCGTGTGATGTCTGTGGAAGGTGCTTTCTCATCGGGCGTTGCGGTCTTGCGCTCTGCCGATGCTTCTACGCCGTAGGAGGATAGGACTTCTTGGACGCGGGCAGTTATGTCTGCTTCGTATGCGTCCTGAGCATCTTGGGTAGCCTTCTCCTGAGCGATGGTAGCGAGTGCATCATCCTTCTCAGCGAGTGCGGCCTTGAGTTCTGCAACCTCCGGCGCGTCTGCCGGTGGTGTGATAGATGACTCGACGGCGGTTAGTCGCTCGTCAATCGCCTTGAGAGATGTTGCGACATCCAAGAGAACATCGAGAGGCTTCGGTAGTTCAGGGGCCTCGATTTCTTCGGGGTCCTCTACGACAGCCTTACTTTCAATTGTGTCTTCTATCATGTCCACTTTGACTTCCTCTACGGGAGCCTCAGACATCTCAATCACCTGTTCATTGGCGACTTCCATTTCCATCTCATCGGCGGTCATTGACTCAACGGGTGCTGCGAGGGGGTTATTGAGCGATGCGCTATTCGACTCGCTCTTAGCCGAGGCAATCGTAGATTCGTATTCATCATGTGTAGAGCAGGGCATGAAAACCGTGTAGCCACCCTCGTCTTCCATCCCATGAACACCTGCACATCCAATCTCCCCTGCTCGCGCAAGGGCTTCTTCCTCGCTGGTGAAGACATCGGGCGCAATCATCTCCTTCTCTTTTCCATCGCAACATTCGTTTCCACATCCACATTCGTCGTTCATGTTCTGTGGAACATTCACCTGATGAACTGACTTCTCGACCGAGAATAGTGCGTCAGGACTTGCCGGAACATCTACGATTGAAGTTTCAAGCCAATCAATGTCGGTGAATCTGAGATAGCACTCGTCGTCGTCGTCGCAGACCTTGACCATCCCGCGAGCGATGAAGCCGATGGAGAACGCCTTGAGGAAGCCCTTGCGAATCTTCCTCACGATGTCCTTCTCGCCACCGTCAATGATGGCGGTTCCTATCGGGACCTGCATCTCGTTGAACTCGCCAATCTTGACCCTCTCCATCTTGCCTATGACTCCGTAGGTCTTGGAGTGGTTGTAGAGGATGACGGGGTTCTTCCGGTATTCCTCCCAAGCGGCCATGATGGCGGTCGTATCTACGAGTTCCCCATGCCTGTCGAGAACCTCGTCGCTCCCGACATAGATAGGTCCCGTCACGGTCACATCGTTGTCGCCAGCCTTGTTGGTCTTCTCAACGACTGTGAAGGGCGATACTATGCGATAATGCACCTCGACCTCAGTAGGCTCAATGCTGATAGAATCAAACTTGGATTTGTCCGTGATGACTGTTGGGTTCTCTAACTCAAGAGCGTGGCTCATGCCGTCTTCCTCCCTCGTCGGGGTTCTTGACGATTCTGAATCTGCCTCGGCCTTCTCACTACACATGGTTTCGCACATCGAAGATGCTGCGGCGATGGCTTGGTCTGACTCCATTCCCTCGGTCCCAATCAGTTCGCTGACCTTCCGGCTAACGCACTCATTGTAGGACTCATCCGCTTGCCGACAGGTGGGTCCCTTCTCCACCTCGACTTCGGCCATTAGTAGGACACACCCAAGTCGTCAAGTTCCTTCTGAAATGCGGCCTTGAGTTTGCTACGCACTCCACGCATTTCCTCGATGAATGCAGGGCGTAGGAACGGCTGTGGAGCCGCTGGTGCGTAGGAATATCTCCCATACTCGACAGCCTTCGCATACTCGACCCCGGTGTAGCCACCCCCGAAGGCCACGATGCGCTGGTTGGCGTTGCTCCCCGCCTCCACACGACCGCTTGCGCGGAGCGCGCCGGTGCGGACGGGAGCGCGCCGCTTGGCGTTCTTGAGGACCCTGTGAGCAAGGATGTCTATGATGTGTGGAGTGGTCTTATGACCCATCTTCGACCCACTCTTGGAGAGGGCGCGAGCGAACTTAGCGAACGGGTCTGTCTTCGCCATCTCAACCACTCAATTGCTCATAGGCCCTACGCCGCACCCTCAACCACTCTTGCCCCCATGCGGCACTCAGGAGTATCGGTTCCCAACCCCTCGGTGCGTATGGGTCATACTCGGTATTCGGACTATTGCAGGTCAAGGATTTCAGCCCCCTCAACATCGGGCTTGAGTATCTCGCTGTCCGATAGTGGAGCGATAGGTTTGGCCTCATCAGCCGGAAGGTAGGCTACGAAGTCACAGCGGCAGTTCGGATGAGCCGGAAGGACCCCTCCTGACTTGTCCAACGGATAGACCTCATTCTCAAACGGAGCGCACAGGTCAGCGTCCGTCACCTTGTCCACCGTGACGAGCCTCTGAACCTGTTTGAATCCGGCCTTCTTGAGTCCCGATAGGTGAGCATTCTCGACGACCCGGCGCGTTTCAGTCCGGGCTATCCTATCGTAGAAGAAGCGTGGGTATGACTTGCCTGATGGGTCAATGGAACCACGCATCCTTCGCGCGGCCCAATCCCATGATTGCCTCTCAGCGTTCATGCGGTCGAAGACTGTGAGAATCTGCTTGCGATATGCGCCGAGTGTATGCCGAAGCGCAGGGACTCTCCAACGACTGTTCCAATAGGCCATCGCCTCTGCATCTTGAATGGTGAAAGCGAACTCAAGTCCGGTTCCCTTAGCGAGTTCGATGAGGGTCTTGTCGTAGGCGGATGTGAGAGAAGTGCTGGCGGCGACTACCTGCTTCTCAAAGAGGCCAGCGAGTTCGGTGTCGAGTAAATCCACCGCCCACTCAATGTCGTAGGGGTTGATGGCCTTCCTCACACTCTTGCTCAGGCGGCTACCGTTCAACGAGAGTTCTATCACATCGTCCGGCTGAAAGCGAGCGTTGTAGGCATCCATCAGACGCTTTGCGAAGACTGATTGATTCTCCCCGAATGCCTCGTTGAGAGTCTTGGTCGTGTTGGACTCAATCTTGTCGTATGGCTTCCTGTTCTCAGCCCGCTTGCTACCTACTGCCGCCTTCGATTCCTCAGAGAAGTCTGCGGAGAGTGTATGCTCGTCTGTAAATTGCGGGAACTCCCCTGCGCCCTTGCCTTCGCCTTCGGGTTCGGGTTCGGGTGGGTATAGGTCCACCAACGATGGAACATCGGTTGATTGGTCAGCCTCCGCAGGTTGATTGATTTGGAGTTTGGGCGAGATGAAGAACGGGTCGTGCGCGAGGGGCGATTCCAACATGGGGAATCCGATAATCTCGCGCGCCTCGTTGATGCTGATAGCCGACTCCTGTCGAAGTGTGGAGATGGCTATTGCCTGTGACTTGAGAGTGTCTGCTCGTTCGGTTTCACGCGCTGGTCTGATTGAGATGAATTGGAACTTCCAATCGGTGATTCCAAGCAAGGGCAGAATCTTGTTGTTAATCATCGCAGAGAGTCGGTGGTGATAGGACTCTACAACATCATACCAAGCATCCAATTGCTGTTCCGGGTTGGCGAGTTTGCCGGTCTGCACCCAACCGAGTTTCATTGGTGGGATTCCGAAGACGGCGCAGATTTCCTCACGGTAGTAATAGAGCAGGTCTAACTGCGCGCCCTCCCTCGTCGAGTCGAGAAGTCTGTGCATATTGAATCCGGTTCCACCGTTGATGGCGATGAGTCCGAAGGGCGACTTGCCTCCACTCAATTGCTGTTCAATCAGAGCGAGCATCGCCTTCATCTCGCTGTTGGAAATGTCGCCCACATTCATGATAGTCTTGGGAAGCGTTCCGGTGTAGAGAGCGTTGAGATAATTGGACAGATTCAATTGGCCTGTGATGGTTTCAAGGAGGGGGATGATTGGGCTGGACCCGTATGCCCGTCCTTGCTTGAACTTCGCTATGTGAATTATCTTGTCGGCGGAGAACCTGCGGGTGTTTCGGTTGATGGTCTGAACATACGCCATCTTGGGTGGCTTGGGTGTCTGCTTGGCTGGAATAATCTTGATGGTTTCAGATGCGACCGGCCATATCGCCTTGAGGTCGCCACCGAAGTTCCAATCCTCTCCCTCGTTGCTGGCCTTATCCATCGTGCCGTCGAGTTCAAGGTAGGCATCACCGAACAGGATGAGGTCGAATAGAAGCGACTCCAACCACTCGTCACCCATATCGTCCGGGTTGGGAATGCGGAAGAACTCTGATACCTTCCATAATTGCTCGTCACTACCCCGTTCCTTGCCGGGAGCGAGGATGAATTGGTAGCCGTTGGCGAGAGTATCATCAACGGCTCGACGGAGGATTGCATTGACTACTTCCGACTTCGTGGAAATATCACGGAGCAGGTCATACGATACCGGAGTCGCCGCACCCTGCGACTTCGGCTGTCCCGCCTTCGTCGCCATCTGAATCCTACTCATGGAAGCAAGTGCTTTTCCATCCCAATCCATTTCAGACCCCTGCATCATTTCATTCAATTTTGCCGTCTGCTCAGGACTCGCTCGTCGTCTGAGAAAGCGGTCGAAGAATCCACGCCTACGCTCCGCCATCGGAGAAGGAGGACTGTCGCCGGTTCTTCACGATGACTATCCGACCTGTGCTGGACTGACTACTTGAGTAATGTTCCACAGAACACGGCCTCATCCTCGCGTGTGCGCGCAGGTGTGCGCGCGAGGCGCGGGGTTCGCGAAAGGGACCGTCGGTGTGGTCAGAAAATGCGATATTGAGGGTAAAAAGTAGTCATTTACCCTATTCATTGATATAGGGGATGCCCGCCCTGCTGGCTCTATGAGCCAGCAAATAATAACCAACGAAAACCTAACAAGGGCGGCTGTGGCCGTCATAGAGTGTGCGTGCCGAATGATAGCAATAGGGGGCATTTGAGATGGTCAGCACAGGAATCAACCGACGCTACTACACCGACCAATACGGGAACGAGTGGATGGCCTTCGACAGCGAGCCAATGCCATTCGTTCCAAGTCGTCGATGCCGCATCATGCTACCATTGGAGGCGAACTGAATGGGCCACAGCGCGAAGACCTTGACGACCATAACCGAGATAGACACGACACCTGAGATGTGGGGCATCACCCCAATGACGGTCAGGGCAGTTCGCAGGGACATGAGGCTCCCTGTCGAGTGTCGAGGATGCTACGGAAGGAAGACACAATACGACTACCTTCTGCCTGAGGGAAGCACCGACAACACCGAGAGGGTTTCATGGATGCAAGCATGGAACGAGGCTGGCGTGGAGGCTGACTTCCAAGTATGGCTCAACACACCCACCAGCCGCTTTTTCAGCGACGGTTCTCCCTACTGCGACAACGGCAAGACCCCACGCGAGATTGAGGAATGCTACTCCTACGGCCAGCCGGTCGCTGACTCGCCTGATGTGACCAACCACCACTTCGCTCGCACACCTCAGGACGGAACAGTCGAGGGTCACTCCCTCCGCAAGAAGTTCCTCATGGGGAAGTCAGGCCGCGACTCAAGGGTTGCAGAGTATGGCTACACCACGACACGCTCGTCATTGGCATGCAAGGACTGTGCAAACGGCCAATTCCGCTACAACCGCTACACCGGGGAACACGCCAACAATTCCACCGGCTATGTGAGCAAGATGCACTACGATGTGAAGGTCAATCTCCACATCCCTGTGTGGCCTGAGGGAACCACCTTCCCCTCACGATTCGACGGCTGTGACTGTGAGGCTTGCGCGAAGACCATCCGCAAGTCCTCGACCTTCCCGGTAATCGCACAGCGAGCAGACGGAACCCATGTCGGGATGTTCGTCGGGAACGCCTGTGTGACCAAGTTCGGATTCAAGAAGTTCAAGGCCACCGATGCTCAGGCAAAGTCATGGGGCAAGCAGAACAGGAACAGCAAGATGGGCGAGATAGTCATTGACCGCTATGTCCGAACCAAGCAAATCTCGACTGAGGCAGAACTTCAAGACATGGCCGAGGACATCGAGGACGGCAACGAGGGGCTGAACTGAGATGTCCATTCCGGCATTCTGTGTCTTCCCTTGTCTTGTCCTGATGGGACCACTTGGAGTAGTCCTGATTCTTGCCCTCGCTCACGGCAAAATCACCATCCGACAATAGACGCCCTCAGAGCGCGTCGAACCCTATCAGGCTCTATCGGGGCCTTGAACCGCTTCGACGGGCTGTATAGGCTTCCATCGGGGTCGTTAGAAGCCCTTCCGAGCGAGATAGACATCCACGCACACGCCGAAGCAGATTCCGGCGAAAAGAATCAGGATGAATGATTCCATCGTCATACCTCGACACCCAACCATTCGGTTCCGATGTAGTAGGTGTCGGTCACATCGAGATAGAAGGTGGAATAGATGTTGTAGGTTCCAGCAGGGACGGTGTAGATTGTGAGATTCACATAGTCCCAATCCATACCGAAGGTCAAGTATTCCAATTGCTCCTGAATCCCCACCCACTCGTCGGTAGCGTTGTCGTAGAATGTCCAAATCACGGTGAGGTTATGAGCCTCGTCACAGGTCAGGTCTGCATCCCAAATCATCGTCATATTGGCTGACTCGTTGAAGCCGGACTCAAGGTCATAGTAGGCATCATACATCTGAGGTCTGCAATCGGATTCCTCGACCGGCTCATACACGCATGAGCCATCGTCTTCCTCGGCCCCGTCGTCGTAGTTCTCAGCCTCCGGGTCGGTGCATCCGAGAACCGGTTCCTCTCCATGATACTCACAGGTCCCATCGTCTTCCTCTGCATCGGGGTTATAGTTCGCCGCATTGGGGTCGGTGCAACCACTCGGAGGCAAGATGACTGTCGTATTATTCTGCACCGGCTCAGGTTCAGGCTCAAGAGGCTCGTCACTCCCGTCCCGGCAATTTTTGTAGCCGTCATTCACCAGCGATGCTTGAATGGTCGAACCATCCCCACAGGTGAAGTCAGATTCATACTCCCAATCATCATCCGTGACCCACTCATCATCGCCCTCGCCATAGGGGGTGAGGTCGAGAATCCCAATCATCTCAACGGCTGGAAGGATAAGGGCCAAGATAGACCCGACGGTGATGACGAGAGCGCGGAGTTCCTGAGCGCGTAGGTTGATGACCTCGATTATTGAATCTGCTTCATCCTCGGACAACGACACACATCCTCACAACGCCAATGGAATCCCAATGCTGGCGGCTACTGCCGCAAGGAACAGAGTCATCACCTTTCGACTGAACTCCCCGATGAAATCCTCAAGGGGTTCCAGCCGATGTTCGATGAGTGCTACGCTGGTGTTGATGTTGGCGATGTCTGACTCGATGTGAGCAAGGTGGTTCTCACGGATGTTCCTCACATCTTCACGGCATTCTCGGATGAGGTCTGTGAATCTATCGAGGTCGGAATCAGAAGGCATTCGACTCACTCACTCCGAGCCGCTCTCCTTAGCCGCGTCGAGGGCGTCCTCGACCTTCTCGGCTTCACCCACTACCTTGTCTATGAGTGCCTCTGACTCATCAATCGAATCTATCGCCTCGTCCAGCGTGACCTTCCCATCAGCCATGACGGTCTGATACCGCTTCAAGGCCCAAATGCCGAGAGCGAGAACCGCCGTCAGCAACCCAAGCCATACTTCCAATTCTACTCCCTGAATCTGCATTACGCTACCTCTGTGATTTGACCCCATGACGCGACGAGGTTCTTGACCGAAGCGGTGTGGCTACTTCCGATTGGAACCATGAGATGTTCTGTGGAACATGGTCGGTTCTCGCGCGTGGGGGTGCGCGCGCATGCGAGGGCGAGCGTCCGCGACCGCGCCTCACGCGAGAGGGGTCGCGGCGTGGTCAGAAAATGCGATATTGAGGGTAAAAAGCATTGATTTACCCTATCCATTCATATAGGGAACCCCTGCCTTGTAGTGCCATGCACTACAAGACGCAACCGGCGGCGACCCCCTCCGAGCGCAAGTTCGTCGTGATGATGGGACTACCAGCAGCAGGTAAATCCACAGTCGCTTCCCGCCGATTCCCAACCTTCACTCGCATCGACTGTGATGAGGTCAAGAAGACCCACCCTGACTACAACCCAAAGGACCCTCAGGCAATCCACGCATGGTCACAGGCAGTAGTCGCAGAGATGTTGGATGGAGTCTTCTCCAACCCAACCGAGAGCGTCCTCTACGACACTACCGGAACCAACCTTGAGCGAGTGGTTGCACTACTCGACAAGGCAGAGGCCGCTGGCTACAACACCGAGGTCTGCTTCGTCACCGTCCCTCTCGCTGTGTCCCTCCACCGGAACTCCCTCCGCCCTCGCGTCGTCCCTGCGGCAATCGTCGAGGCAAAGGCTGGCATCATCAACACAGTCGCTCAGACAATCGAGGCAATCCAAGTAGGGAAGTCAGCAATCTTCACCACCGTAGATAACTCGGTGAGCGACGACACACTAACAGGATTGGAGGCGAACTGAGATGAGCCGGACCAAGATTGGAACCTATGGAACCTTCACTTCGACACAGGCCGGTGTGTGGGTGAGTGCAAGCGGTCAAACTACCATCGAGCAGAACCGAGAACTCGGCTCCGCGATAGGTGGAGCAACATGGTGGGTTATTGAAGCCAACGGGGATTTTATCGCTGTCTTTCACACCCTCCGAGAAGCACTTGAAATGAGGTGGGATTGAGATGTCTGAGAGGTTCCTTTACCAAGTCACCCCACAGGGGAAGATTCACTTCTCCTACGGTGTGAGCCACACTCACGAAGTCACTACAATCCGAGTGGATAACACCTGCAACATCCTCGGCCTTTCGGTCGAGAACGAGGGTTGGGAAGACGGCATCGTGAGGATGGACTTCGACGGATGGAACGAGGCCCTCGCCGCAGGGCGCATCTGCAAGAAGTGTCTTGACGGATTGGACCGCGCTCACAACCCCGATTGGATTGAGATGTGGTTCCATTATGGCGGCGGACAGTAAGCCCCGCCGAGAGCGTCGCCCACTCGCTCGCACTCACCTGCGCTCCCGCCTACGCGCGGGCGCGCGCACCCACGCGCGAGGTTCGCTCATGTTCTGCGGAACATTCGGTAATGCCGAGAATACAGGAATCAGGAAAAATCAGGTCGAAAATGCCGATTCAGAATAGAGGGCCGTAGAGCGCGTTGAACCATATCAGGCTCTATCGGGGCCTCTAACCGGTTGGACGGGCTGTATGAGCCTCCATTTGGGTCAGAATCGGCTGAATCGGTCCTCCACCCTGCCTGAGATACGGTCAGCACCCGGAGCCATCGAGATTGATACCGGAGAGCGTCCGGCGGCGCGACCGATTCAACCGGTCAGAAGTCGTAGGCGTAGGACATCAGGCCCACCCGCCTATCAGGGTCAGGAGGTCAGGTCGGTCGGAGATGCTCTCCAAGAGTTCGCGGAGCATCTCGTCGTCGAAGTCGGGGAACCACAGTCGGAGGCTCTCCATCAGGTCGAAGGTGGTGTGGCTTCCCATCACGCCTCACCCCCGTCCGTGTAGGTGCGCTCCAAGCGGGACCACTCGTCAATGTCTGCCTGTGCTTGCTCGATGTTGTCGTAGGAGATGATGACCTCGTTGAGTTCAACATCCACCACAGACCACACTCCGGGGCGTAGTTCCATGACCTGTCGGCTAACGGCTTCCTCGATACCAGCCTCGACCTCATCAGCGTGGTCGTGGGACCACTCAAGGCCGTAGTGCTTGGCGCAGACCGGGCCGTAGCCATGAGCGCGGCTTCGGCGTTCCCACAGCGGCGAGCCGCAGAACGAACATCGGCCTGTTGCCTTGCCGAGTCGGACTATCGTGCCGAGGGGGTCGTTGCGGAACTGCTCCATGACGATGAGGACATCATCAGGGGTGTGGTTCCGAGGACGGAATATCTTGGGGGTCTTCTCGACCTGACCCATGCTCTCAGGGCGGCTCGACTCAGAGCGACCTCTGCGGTTGGTCCCATCGTCCTTCTCTACCATCTGAACAGTCCGGTTGGCTATCTCGACATAGAGGGTGTCGGGGTCCTCGTTGTTGCGCCTCTTGGCTCGGACGACGAGTTCCCTCATCATGGGTGTCCAGCCGGGTCGGAAGGGAACCCCATCGCCCGCATCCACCAGCAGGTGTATCTTGGGTTGCTTGAGGGTCCCTTCTGTCCTGTCGAATAGTTCGACGACAGCCGTGTAGTCAGGGATGACCGCGTTGTCCTCGCGGAGCGCGGTCCTGTGCGCCTCCTTGCCGGTGATGGTCATCTTCTCGACCCATGTCCATTGGTTGCTACTCAGGGAGCCTCTGAGGTCATACTGCTTAACGAGGTCGCCAGCGAACTTGGCGGACTTCTCGCTAAGGTAGGGGAGGTATGGTCGAAGTGCCTCAATCTCAGGGTTGGTCGGGATGCTGGCTACGGTGGCGGCTGTGACCCCGCCGAGTTTGCGAACCCAATACATCTGCTTCTCCGAGAGGCCATACTTCTTGCCCTTCCTGATTAGGTCGGCGGCGAAGTCTTTGCTCTTGTCGGGAACCCTGTCGTTGTCGAGGGCATCTTGCAGACCATCGAGGGCCTCTTGGTCGCTCTCGCTCAGGGTCGGTCGGTCGTTGTGAGGACGATGCCTCACGATGGCTCCACTCTCGGTGTTGAGAACCTTCGCCACCTTCGTCTGAATACGGTGAAGGACAGCCATCTGCTTCGGGCTTGGGACATCGTAGCCACAGCGACGATGAACATCCCGGCAGAACTTCGATTCCCAATCCGAGAGATGCTCGGTGTGGGTGTCCACGAGGTCGGTCAATGGTAGGTCATCAGGGGTTATGATTGCGGTTTTTCCACTACTCATGCCCCGTAGGGGTCAAGCCGTTGGTTATGAATGCTCCGAATCTGACTATTCCTATGGAACGGGTTCATCGAGGGTCGTCACGCACGCGCTGTTCGCGCCTACGCGAAGGGGTCGCGCTTCCGTTCTGCCATCTCGGCTTCGCGTTCTGCCCGTATGGACTCGCGGCGAGAGTCGGCCTCGCGGCGCATCTTCGCTCTCTCCCAACGCTCAGTTCCACACTCGACGGCGATGTCGGCCAAGTGTAGGATTAGGGGGTCATCGTGGTGGTCAAAATGGACGGCCCATTGGAAGCCACGACCGAATAAATCTACATCCTCGACTCGGATATTATCGGGATTCACATGGGGTCGCAATCTCGTCCAAGTTTCCTCCTTAATCCACACCGACGCGGCTCCGCCTTTGGAACCGTAAATCGCGGCAAGCCGCTGGTCACTTTCACCGAACGAAATCGGGGTATATTTGACGGCTCCCGCCGTCTTCTGAGAGGTCGTGCAACCCCTCGCAACGAAGGCGTCTTCAATGGCCTTCCTCGTCATGGCTTTCATCGTCATTTTATCTATGGTCGGAACTGTTGTAGTCATTGTGTATTCTCTCCTTTGTAGGTCGCCGGGGCTGTCGGTCCCTTATCAATCAGCGCATCTCAAGATATAGGACTCTGACCATACTCCATCGTTGAATGACTCACAGCAATCGGAGCAAGCCGATTCGGGCTTCATCTCCCTCGACCTGAGAAGGACGATTTCACAGTTCGGACACTCGTATCGGTGGAGCCGTCCATCTGACCGAGCGTGTTCCTCGATGAGCCGCACAAACTTGCCTCGGTGGTAGCGGTAGTCATCCCACTCGCACCACTCGCGCTCGCAGGTGGAGAACAGGCGTGAATGACCAATCTCAGGACCGAGAATGAAGTGAATGAGTTCGTGGTGAATCAGACCCCTGAGAACGACAGGGTGGTTGTAGTCGAAAGCATCCCTGTGGAGAGAGAGCGTGGGTGGGTCGAACGAGGCAGTAGCCATCGTGCGGATAGTGCCGCGCTTGAGGTAGCGGATGCGAAGCCAAGACATGCTGAACTGCAACCCTCCGAATAGTTCTTCTCGCTCATGCCTGAGAGTCCTGTAAATCTCCCTGACCCGGAGCAGGTGTTCGACTGAAAGCGGGTTAGTCATCTTGGAAATCATGGGGCTGTCCTCTCGGTCTGATGACTATCATATCGTCCTCTCGTTTTAGCACGAACTCTGTCCCTATTGGATTGGCTAACACGATGGCTTGGATGCTACGCCCCATACGCTGTGGTTGGTCGGTCACACCAAACTTCCACGCTCGTTCCATGCCCGTTGCTACTCAGCCCCACCGTCAAGAATCTGTCGCCCAAATCAGGATTTCAAGTGTCCCTGATATGACCGCCTCTCGCAAGGGAACGGTGTCGCACGCATACCCCTCGTAATACATGCCGACCTCAAACCAATCGTAGTCCCACGCATCGCCGTGCATGACCATCGAGATGCGGGTCGTGTTGTTGCCGAACATCGGAGTTATCCCGTCTTCATCGAGGTCACTAAGAGTTCCATTGACGAGGAACAGGTAGTCCTTCGTCAGAGCATTCCCATCGCCTTCCTCAATCCACTTGTCCTCGATGGTTCCATCGAACCACCAGCATTGACCTTCGTCCCACCATATTATCACTCGCTCAGGCAGAGGGGGCATCATGATAGCAAGGACGAGCATCATTACGATGCAGAGGGCTATAACCGATTTAACCACTCCAATACCGCGCAGCGCAGACACAGATTCATTGGATGAGTGGTGGTTAATCTCAGAGGCGGTTGGGTTGCCGGTGACGGTGGGTTATAACCGAGGAACCACCCTCACTCCCGGCCCACCGTCACCCCTCTCACAATGAAGCGAGAGGCCATGATTTATCCGAAAGCGACCTGACGATGTGTCCCACCCTCTTGAATCTTGGTAGGTGGGAATGCGGGGATATGAGGTGAGTTAGCACACCACGACCGGCCCCCGCACCCCCGACACCCTGTTTGCAGACAAGGTGGAGATGATTGCCGTTCGCAATCTCCCCTCTGACTCCCACCGTCTTGAAAGAATCGCCACCTCGCCCCCGCGCGCGCGCACGCGAGGGATTCCGAAATGTTCCACAGAACCCCGATTTCAGCCTGATTCCGACGATTTGTTCTGTGGAACATTGAAAGCCACCGACAAAACGAGAAAAAAACATCTTTTTTTCGATGATTTAACGAGAAAAAACTCGCTGAGATTCGATGTGGAATCGAGGATGTTCTCCCGAACATGGAAAATCCTCGACCTTGCGGAGTTCAAGTAGTCTGAGATTCCTACGACCGGAGGGGTCGAGGGTTCACTCGTCAAGCAGAGTGTAGATGTGAGCGACTCCCGGTGGAGCCTCCATCTTGATTTCACCACGCCGAGCCATCGCCGTCAAGATGTTCCCCACGCGATGCGCGGAGGCCCACAGATGCGCGCTACTTCGCTGGATGCCGCACACCATCGGAATATACTCGGCATTCCTGATATGATAGGCGCAATCTGAGGCCGTGAAATGAGTTTGACCCACCATTCCAACCATCGCCCACTTGACGACGGCTATGCGCCCTTCTCTGCGCCTGACCTTTCGACTCATGCACCCGACCGCCGCAGACGCTTCTCGACGGTGCGGCTCATGGCGTTCGTCTGCCCGAACCATCCATTGTCGAATTGATGAATCTCCATCTCCTTCTCAACCGAGATGTCGGGGCGTAGGCAGAGGGCCAACCATGTGTCCTCTCCCACCTTCACGATAGCCACCTTCTCAGGCTTGATTGAATGCGGAGTCAGCATCCCCAAACTCTCGACTCTGACCTTCGTCATGTCGAGGGGATGGAGGTTCCCATCGGCATCGTAGCCAACCGGCCTCGCGCCTACGGGAGCCGTCGGGATAGGGACCTCGTTCATCAGCCATGAATAGTCGTCAGACAACGGGCCGAAGTGCTTGCGCTCATACACCATGACCTTCGGTGCTTGGATGCGCTCGTCGCGGTTGATTTGACCAAGCGTGGAGTCAATGATGAAGTTCGGTGTTTGGACGATTGTGTGACCGTCATACCCCTCTGCGTCGGGGCCATAATGGCGAGGGTTGGTGCGACCCTCGTAATTGGGGTCAGTCCCGTCGTGGCCTTTGTGACTCAGGCGGAGGAATATACCATTCTTCATACCGAGGTCATCGAACATCTTCTCAGGAGGATGGCCGTCCTTGAGCCGTTGCTCTATCTCCATCTGATTCGCCTCGGAGGCAGAGTTCCATGCGCTCATGTCGGCGGCTATCACGGTCGAGGGAATGCCGAAGTATCGGGTGAGGACCTTTGCGATGATGTGGGCCTCCGTCACGCACGACCCCGGTGCTGTGTAGCCCCACACCTGAGAGGCGGTGGAAGCGAGGTAATCGAGTGCTTTGGCGATGGCCCTGCGCTCGCGCGTTATGCTCTTAAAACTCATTCAGGCCACCTTGAACTTTGAATGGTCAAATGATGTATTTGTCCATGTGGAATCGGACATCACATCCACCCCCGTCGGTGGAGGTAGTCCGAGAAGTGTTTGCGACAGAACATGATGTAATTGGTCGAGCGAGGGTGCATGATGTGGCGAGAGTAGGTAGCCAGCCCCAAGTTCCTCAGGGAAGTCATGCTCCTACACCTGCACCCACACCCATCCGTGAGGCACTCATACTCGATGGTATCACTCATGCAGACCAACCCTGAGATGTGCCGTAGCCCTTCTTGCCGCCGACCTCGCTCTCGCTCTCGCTCTCCCTGCCCTCTCTCGCTCTCGCTCTCTCTCGTCGCTACTACGCGAGGCGGTCTGTTTGATGTTCAGCAACCTCGCACACTCCCCCGCACAAACAATACGAGGTCGTCCGACTCCGATTTGCTCGACCACCTCTCCACACTCAAGGCATGGACGGTCATCGTAGGGGTTGTCGTTAGGGCGAGGATTGGGATTGGGGTTCACTACGAAAAAATCAGCCTTCTCATGTTTCTCACCACATTCGCAAGACAACGCCGACCAAGACAGGTGATAGACTCGGACCTCCCTCCCGCAGAGAGATACTACGATGCGTCCTATGCCTCTGCGTGGGACGCGGGTGCGTCCTGTGACCGGGATGAGTTCCTTACGCTGTATGCGACCCTCTATGGTGTCTATCTCCTTCTGCCTGTGCATGCTCGATGTCCTTTTCGCCGGAGTATAATACTGCGCCCTTGCCTTCACATGATTCCACTCATCGTAGTCATGGGGGTGTAGCACATTTGGCATCAGACACACCCCACTATCAATCTCTTGATGCCGCCGATGACTCGGACCCCACATCGCTTGCAGAGATGGAATCCTCGATGAGCCGGGTCGGCCAATTTGACCCACTCCCAATCATGCGAATTAGTCACGGTCATCACCTCGCCTCGCGCGTGGGTGCGCGCACGCACGCGAGAATCGCGCATGTTCTGTGGAACAATTGCGCTGTGAATCGGTCGGTTGGTTCCGGTTTTTCGCGGCTTGCTTTCGCTGACGATATGCGACTTTCGCGGCGGCTTGCCGAACACGGTCGGCTTGGATTTGGGAAGCGAGGTCACTCACTCTCATCACCCCCGATGGCGAAGCGTCGTTGAGCCTTCCCAATCTGCTTGATGATGCGAGCAATCTTGGGAGCCGTTTGGGCGGTCAAGATGACCATCATCATGTTGAGTATATCGTGTTGCTCTATGGCCTTCTCACTACCGTCTAATCGTAGGCTGTGGAAGACGCGAGAAGCACTCACATCCGTCGTCTTGATTCCCCATTGGCGAGCGTAGTTAGCGTAGGCAGAGAAGTAGGGGTCAATGATGACCTCCTGACCCTGCGGGGTGGTATAGACGACCCAAGCGTGAGCGTCCACAGCCCCGCCTCTGACTGAGGCGAACTGCTCGGCCTTCTGCTGACGAGGCCCACCGAACTCCCAATGGGTCTTCCACCCGTCATCCGAATGGAAGCCCATCGAGCCGACCTCGATTCTCACCAAGTCAGGGTTCCCATCCTTGACCTTCCTGAGTCCCTTCCGGGTCAGCATCGCCAGCACATTCTGATGAGCGTTCAGCATACACCCATTCAACCTCACATTCTTGCATCCCTGCTCGATGATGGGTCGCTGTTGTAGGTGGTGGTTCCCGCGCGCTGGCGTGACGGGCTTGCCTCTCCGGCCTCCCTGCTTGCGCCGCGTGTTGTAGGCCATCAGGACTCACTCCCGTCGCCCTTGCATCCAGCCTTCGGAGGACTTCTGTATAGGCCACCTGACCGTTGGTGGCCGCACTTGTCGCAGACCCACCACCTGCGGGTGCGAGTCAGTTTGAATTGACTCCCCCACCGATGCTCTCCCATCGCGGTCACTCGTCCTCACCGTCCTCAGGATTCTCAACATCCCACTCGGCGTTCCTCGCGCGCCAACAGGAGGGACACTCGTAGGTGCTTCGGGGGTGATACTCGCACCCACACACCTCAGGGTCGTCGGAACTGCCCGTATCTTCCTCAATGGAGCCAATCTGAGGGCTTCTAACCGACTCAGGGTCCTCTGACCCCCTCATGTCCTCGACGAGCGCGCTGCCCTGCTTCTCCATGAAGTCCTTAACAATCCTATCGACCTCGATTTTGAAGTCCTCGGATTGAAAACTGACGCCGGTGGGAGGGAGGATAACAGCCGTGTCCACCCCTCCCTTCGCCGCCTCGACCCCATGCTTGGTCGGTGAGTCGTTGTCGGGATGTTGGAATGCCTCTTTGTCCTCATGGACGGAATCGGTGAATGCTATCCAATCCTCACCAGCCACTCGACCCATCATCAAGTCCATGCTGACGCCCATGCCTACGCAGAGTTCTTGGAAGGCAGGGAGCAAGAGGGACGCCACATCACCGATACCCATCGGGTCGCCGTTTGGGTCGCAGAGGTCAGGTGGAATACCGCCTTCGCTCATGAACCGCAAGGCCATCATCGGGAACATAATCTCGGTGTCGTCACTCATTCGCTCACCTCCCCAAGTGGAGTCCCGCGCGAATCATATCGAGCAACCATCATGCAAGCGGGGCAGATGCGCGCCTCAATCTGCCTGTGGCGGGACTTCGGAGATTGCATTGTGAATATGACGATGCGGCATTCGTCGTTGTCGCATCTGAGAACTTGGTCGCTCATTCGCTCACCTCAAATTGGAACCCGCAACAGCGGCACATCGAGAAGTGGTATTCTTCCCAATTGATACAACAGGCGCAACGCCCCTCGACACAATGGGGATGGAAATTACCCTTGCATCGGCTCATGCGTCATCATCCTCCTGAAAGCAGAAGGGGATGGCGGTGTCGTGCATCTCCTTCTCAATCTCCATCAGTCGGTTTATCCATTCGGGTTCGGTGCAATCGGGATGGTCTAACAATCCTATCTCTGCCTTCAAGCGTATCTTCGCCACCCGACCGATTATCGAGGTCTGCATCATGAACAGGGCGGCGTTCGACATCGTTCCCGGCCTCCGCATTCGGGCTGGTAGGACTACTGTGCAATCACACAGGTCACAGCACCGGCCATCCTTCACAGGGTAGGCATCGTTGCCGAGATAGTCATCCTCGATGTAGGGGTGGGTCATCGGCTGGAAGCAGATGCAACACTCATGCACCTCACTCATCTTCATCATCCTCCGTAATCTCGTCCAAGACTCCCTGAGCGAACTCGATTTCTTCATTGATTGAACTCAATGCCGCCCTGAAATATATTTCCATCGTGCCGCCTTCCTTGATACCAGCAGAGGACTCGATGTGAATCTGCACCAAGTCGAACGCCTTGCGTAGCCCTCTGAGTTCTGACTCGACCTCAAGGACGATTTCGTGGTGTTCTGTTGCTTCGATACTCATAGGTGAACCCCCTTCATTCTCGCCGGGAGAACCTTAGTCCAATTGCACTCGTCACAGCACACTCCACCTTGCGAGAGCATGTGGCCCCATCCCACGAAC